AAATGGAAATGATGGCGCATTCATCTGAGTTTATTTCATTTGCCGCTATAGATGGCATGGAAGATTTGATGAGGGATTTTGACTCTCATGGAGATGTCGAATCACGGCGCTTCATGAAATACATGGTGTCTAAACTCCTAGTCGAAAACGAAAAAATAAGTTTAGAGAACGAAGCATTGAAAGCCCGAACCGCGAAATTGCTTGAAGCCTTCATGGGAGCGATGTCTATAATTAGGGAGAATAACATAGAAATGAATGTGCCGAAGATACGCATGCAGGATTTAAATTCTATTTGCGAATCATTCAACACATCTCGGAGTTGATTTTTGATGAAATCAAAAGTAATAAGCATGCATGCATCCACCTTGAAGAAAATGCATTCTCTTAAAAAGATGAAAAGCGAATGGGGAAAGCGATGCGTGGAACCGGAACAAGCATGCAGCAGCTACTTCGCTTGGAAGATATTCGACAAAACGGGCAATATACCCAACCTAGACGAAGTGCTTGACTTCTCTTTAGGCAAGATCAAATATAAAGCTGGCTCGGACTAATGCCGAAATAATGGCATGCCTAACAGGAAAATTGCGTTCATAACAGGAGTGACGGGACAGGACGGAAGCTACCTTTCTGAATTTCTTCTCAAAAAAGGTTACACCGTCCATGGAATGGTGAGAAGGTCATCAAGCTTCAACACGGAGAGGATAGATCATCTCATGAAGGATCCACGAGATCCAGAGACAAGATTCTTCTTGCATCATGGCGACATGACAGATGCTTCATGCATTTCTTCAATAGTTAGCAAGATTAGCCCAGACGAAGTTTACAATCTCGCGGCACAAAGCCATGTGAAGATTTCTTTTGACCAGCCAGTTTATACATGCGAGATAGATGCGATAGGTACGGCAAAGATACTTAACGCAGTCAAGTGTGCGCAAGAGTATTCTGGAAAGACTATCCGTTTCTATCAAGCATCTTCCAGCGAGATGTTTGGCAAGGTGCAGGAAGTGCCGCAGAAGGAGACGACTCCTTTCTGGCCGCGATCACCCTACGGATGCGCCAAGTTGTTTTCTCATTGGCTTACAATAAATTATAGAGAAAGTTATGGAATACACGCATCATGCGGAATTCTATACAATCACGAAAGTCCGCGCCGTGGCGAGACATTTGTGACGCGCAAGATCACGAGAGCCGTTGGTCGCATAAAGATGGGCATTCAGAAGAAACTTTATCTTGGAAATATGGATGCCTTACGAGATTGGGGGTTCGCTGGAGATTTTGTAGAAGCCATGTGGCTCATGCTTCAGCAAGATGAACCAAGTGATTATGTAATAGCTACTGGAAGGATGGTATCTGTCAGAGACTTCTGTGAGATGGCTTTCTCCGCAGCAGGACTTGACTATAGGGATTTCGTCGAAATAGATCCTAGATATTTTCGACCAGCTGAAGTCGATCAGCTGCTTGGAGATCCTTCGAAAGCTAAGAAAAAGTTTGGATGGGATCCTAAAGTATCTGTTGAACAATTGGCGAAGATGATGGTGGAGCATGACCTTGATCTGGCATACAGAGAGAAAACATTACAAGATATAGTCTAAAAGAGGAAAAATGGGTGAAGAAGTAAATGTAAAAGCTATAGATATTGGCAGCGAGGAATTCGATTCTCTCGTTGTTAGAAGCGACATACCAGTATTGGTGGATTGGTGGGCTGTATGGTGCGGTCCATGCAGGATGATAACTCCAGTTATGAACCAACTCGCTAAGGAATACGAAGGAAGGGCTGCTGTGGTTAAGGTCAACTGCGATAATAATACATCATTAGCCATGTCATGCAATATCACTGCTCTTCCTACTGTCACCTTATGGCATCGTGGCAAGGAAGTTGCCAGGCTCGTTGGAATACGTTCTATCAACGACTATAAGAAGTCAATTGATGAATTACTTGGCTGAACAATCTTGCAGGTCATTGTGACAAAATGAATGTAATATCAGACAAAGGAGAACAATATGCCAGATTCAATCACGCCAGAAGGATCCGATGAAATAACACCGGATAACGCTCTTACAATTCTTGTAGATATATTGAGCAACACTCCGATGTGGAACAAAGATCCTAATGTTAAAATATGCTGCAAAGCCATAGGCGCAAAGATAATAGATTTGCAAACAAAAATAGATAATGCATTGAATGTACTTAACGGCTAAATTTCAGCCACATGTTGGAGGGGAATATGTCTCACCGAGAAAAGGAAGAGAAGTCCAAGGCTGGTGTGAGGATAGAAAAGCAGGTATTAACCCGCATTGTGGAGCAGACAGACGACAAGCGCGAGCGGGTTTACCGCATAGATTTCTGCATACCAGAGTTCGACACTGGATGGATGTGGCTGGCCACAATAGGCGATAGGAAGAAGGCGAAGAGAATAGCCCAGATGTGCAGAGACGGCAGGCTGTAATTTTCCGCCAGATTCTGTTTTTTGATTGACAAGCTGTAAATAACTTGCTACAATTGACCCGTTCTGAAGCCTAGAAAGGAATCAAGTTATGGAAGTCAAGGATGCTAAGAATCTGGTTATCAGCCGCTGCACAGGGGAAAAAATCGTCATTGGGGATCCGAATGATCCCATCGGCATCATCGAGATTTTGCGCGCCAGCGGATCGGGTCGAGTGAAGCTTTCATGCATGTTTGCTTCGCATATTCAGGTAAATAGAGAAGAAATTGCTGCTTCAGTCGCAAAATACACCGAAGAAATCTACAAAAAATAACTACTCCTCACGGGGTGAGGCTAAAATAAAGACATGCAAGACTCCGCATTGCTATTGCTTTTTTGTTTCATTGTTTTTTCCGTGTGTCTGCTCATTTCAATTCTTTATATCTTTAAAGAAACAGATAAAATAGATGAGTCCGAATTGGATGATGCCTTTGTTTTTCCATCGAGCGCTATTCCTATTGGCAGCACGCAGTGGGATGTCAGAGAACGCATCTATGCAGCGATCACATCTGAATCTAATTTAGAACTAAATATTTGGTCAGCGGCAAATAGGAAGCAGATGACTGAGAGCGAAGTGACCAAAGAATTCAACGATAGGTCATGCAATTTCAAAGAGGATGTGATGACTAGGTCTCACATCAGCATCCCTCCATATTTTGTATCGATACTTGGGATGGCACGAACAGAACGGCTGGTTCTCATGTTTGAGAACGAACTGCGAGAAGCTGGCGTTGCCGTACTTGTAGACTCATGCCCAATATATTCACCGCCCTACAAACACTTGAACATCGAATCTTCCTCTGCTAGTTCAATTGATTGTGAGGATTTGAAATGAGCGGTTATTTCTTGCCTGATGCGTCGGGAGATATTTGAGCCAGAACCTTCTTCGTAAGATCTGACTTGGCGTTTTCCGCTATCCCGTTCTTCCCGAATATCCTGTCCTTCTCTCCAGGTTCCATGGTCTCCATGAGAACCTTTATTATTTGTATCACTTCGTCGAGAGTGTCTTCGGTCTTCTTGCCCTTGATCATGCTCAATATCATGAAAACGAGCCCGGAAGCGACCAGTATTCCTAGAAGTATCCCTCCCACCAAAGCTATCTGCTGAAGGTAGTATTGGCTGGCCGCTGCGAATCCTATCATGATTCCTCCTACGAGCATCATGATAAAGCCGAGGGATTTGTTAACGAAGAAAGCGACGACCGCGCCAGCAGTAACCACCAAGAAACCAAGCGCGAAGAACAGAGTTATGTACCCGTAAAGTTTCTCCATTGCCTTCGCTCTAGTCTCTGCTTCCGCGCTTTGCAACTCGGTGAGCCTTTGCTCTACATCCTTTACCTGCGTCGTGACGACTTCAAGCTTATCTATCTCCTCCTGAAGCCTTGTAGCACTGTCCGAGATCTGCTTGGCATTCTGTTCCGCTTCCCATATCTTATCTATGGCTATGTCCAGCGTCTCCTGCCCCGCATCTGGAATCATGTCGTAAATGGAATCAAGATCCTTATCTGCCGATGCTATATCCTTTTGTATAGAGATGGCATCACGAGATATGTCCTGATTCTCGCGCTCCATATGCTCCGCCATTGAGGATATCATCGTTAATGATGATTTTTCCGAAGCAATTGGAGCATGCCGCTTTTCTGGTGTAGCGCATCCAGCTACGGCTATCATGCATGCAATTGTAGATAACTTAATCATTTTAAATAAACCTTTATCTTCTTCTTTTTCTTCCACACAAAACCCCTGCCAGCAATAGCAATGATGCGGCTCCTGGAGCGGGAACCACGACATTTTGTCCAAATCCGCAATCATCGAGGAAGTTGCCCTGCGTGCTTCCGCCGACTGCGCTTAGTGCCTCGAAGGCAAACCTAGTTAGATTGCCTACGGAGGTGACAGTACCGCCGTAAAGACCCCATGCCGTGTTTCCGTCGGAAAAATCTCCCGTGAAGAGTATCGTGTCATCGCCGCCGCCGAACTGCTGATCGGTGCCGAGGTCGGTGATGGTGAACCTCATGGTGTCGACGCCGTCGCGGCCCCTGTGCGCGAAACGCCAGTTGATCTGCTGGAAGTCGCCGAGACCGTTGACATCTTGATAGAGCGTCGATGCGTAGTTCGCGTTGAGTTCCGCAAAGTGGCTGCCTTCATACGCGGGCACGCCGAGAAATCCATCTGACCACCCCTCAATTAGATTATCGGGAGCTGTCGTGAGCCATGGCGTATCGAATCCTCCAGAATAGAATCCATATCCAGGCACATCGAAAGATTCGAAACTTCCATCCACCAAATCGGCGCCAGCTTGTGCGCCCATACATAAACAAGTTGTCAATACAAATAAATTTTTCATGATTCCCCCATTATCCTTTTAGTATCTAGATCTAATGTTTGCCAATCCGCCAAATGCCAATATGCATATGGTGCTTGGATTAGGAATATTGTAATTGCTTATAGAGCTTTGAAGCATGCTCGCACTGGAATTGTAGTCAGTGTCATTAACTAATGGTGCAGCAGTCAATTCTACCATATCGTGTAATTTTGAAACCATATGCATATTATCTAAAACCAACTCAGGGATATTATCTGTTGTTAAAAAATATCCATGGTTTAAGTCTTGAGGTTTAGACAATATCCACTCGCTTGAATATGAACCTTTAATTGCTGATGGCGAATTGTGCTTTTTTGCATCTACAAGAAATGTCTGTTTTGCGCCTTCTGTATCCTGGAGCGCATCGCTGTAGGGATTAAAATGTGAAGTAAAGTTAATTGTTTGATTCGATTTTTTGGCATCGAATCTATATCCAATTTTTCCAGCACTGCTTGCAGAATCTTGAGGAATATCTTTTCCAACTATTTTATCAGTTTTATTTAGTATGTCTACGATATATCCTATGGCATGCTGACCAAGCAGGGTAAAAGCGGATGTAAGAGCTATTGTCATTTTTAGCATCTTACTTTCCATTTTGCTAATTTTTTCTTTGCACTCTGCACATTGCCTTGAACATTCAGGGCAAACATGGGTAGCGCTTTCGCCATGTATGTTATTGGACTCTTTGTGCATTACTCCCCCCCCTCGTAAAGTCAATGTTAAAGCAATTAAAACTTTTATCCTGCACAAACTTTATGCTATTACGCATGTAGGCAATAACTTTGTTTTTAAAAGAATAGAAAATGCATCTATATCAGCCTTCGTCGGATAAATAAAACAGCCAAGTTTTTTGCATGTTTAAAACGCAAATTTGCTGCCTAAATGCCTTGCAAGAATAAGTTTACAACATATCATGTAGGAAAGGAGGGCTTATGCCTAACACTTTCTGTAAGTTTTTGTCTTTGCTCGTGATTGGGTGTGCATTCTCCAATAAATGCTTGGCTGATTGGAACGATATGAAGGTCTGCAAGCAGTGGGAAATGGCTACGGGGAATAGGCTAAATGCCAGCGAGCAAGCGCTCGTCATTGAAGGATCTATCGTTTCATGGGTTGATGCTTCTGGGCAAGTTCTTAGCGAGAACTTGTGGATCGAAACCAACAGGATTCGTATCGATCCTGTAATTTCATCAGAAGTCTTCAGCTCATCGGGTCATTTGTTCGCGCATGAGCAGATCGTTTCTATCGCCTCTGGATTCACGGTGCAGGATGGCTGCGCACATCATTTCGTTGTCGCAGTACTCGACCAACAGGTAAGGGTAGATGATGGCGGTAAGAATGCCGTCGCTGCATCAGTATCTTCAATTATTCCCCTGCGGATGATGGAAACGGAAGAAGAGGCACATTCTTACATCGAAGACATTCAGCCCACTTCGGAGGAGGGCGGAAGTCACATCGAGTGTTACGATCCCGAGTGGATGGGCAAGGGTGGCATCCAATGCTGCGGATTCCTCCGCTCGCTCAGGGAGGGATTGCATGGCTGCAGCGCAAGATACTTCATGCTCATCGCTGCATGTGTGCCAGCTTCGCTGACCCTAGGAGCAGGGCTCTTCAAATGGTGTGCCAGCCATTGCGCATATTCTGGTCCAGCCGTCGCGGCATGCATGAAGGGATGTCTTATCCTTGGTGGGATCGGATCTTTAGGGGCTTTTATTACCTGTCTCGCAGGTGCGGACTTTGCATATCACGAATGCTGCGCTGAAAAGCGGGCGCAATACTGGAGGGATCTCACTACCAGCGGATGCCGGCTTGTGGATCCCGACAAAGCCTCTGAAGGAGATGAAGAATGAAAAACATCCACACCGCCGTCTACGCATCGATCATCCTATCCATCTGTGCAGCGGGGATCGCGCTACTGGTGATTGGCGAATATTTTCCGACATGGATGGATCAAGGCAGGCTGCGGGTTTCAGCAGCAATCGCAGGCATCGTGATCATTCCTTGGGTTTATTGCCTGTGGTTCGCCCAGAAGACCACTAGAATGTAGAAGACATGCGTGATCTCACCGCCTCAGAAATGGATGTTCTCGCCGCCTTCATGGAGAACATGACATCTGAGGAGTTTGAGTCATACATACGCATTGCGTCGGCATCCGCCGCTCGCTACATGCGCAGGCTGGGCAAGAACCTGGTGGATGGCAAGGGAGGCGATGACTACGCAATTGAGGGATTTGTGTACATCGCCTCCCGAGGTCAGAGCATGTCCTTCTTATCCCGAAGAACCCAGTTGATGGTTCTAGATGGACATCGCAGAGAGGACGGGAGGAACGGGCAGCACAGGCTCAAAAAAGTAAGCCTAGACTCGGTAAAATCAATACCATCTCGCGCAGAGTCAAATTTTGATGATTTGCTTTCAGATTTGCCAGAGCAGTTTGGAGTCATCTGCAAGGCTCTTCTGGACGGATACTCCAAGACGGAAGCCGCGAAGATGGCAAAGATATGCCCTACAAAGCTTAGAGATATGGCATCCAAGCAGGCATGGAGGATAACATGTTGAATATCCTTATCCTGGTCTCTGCATTTTCTGTACCTTTCTTTCTGACTATCTTATTCATGGATGTTTTGCAAAGAAGGTTTAAGAGACACTACGAGAATCAGGCGCGCATGGAGGCGATGTGCGGAAGACGATTTGGGGAAAAATAAAGAAAAATTGGCGTTTTCTCCTGCAGGCGATGACATGGTGCCTTTCTGTTCTGAAAGGATAGACTCGTGAATCAAGAAACAGCAATTTTAATTGGTTTCATCTTCATCGCAGGAGCAGCCTTGATACTTGGTGGATATCAGGTTATGGGCTGTTTTCTTGCAAGGGAAGAGAAAAAAAAGCGCAAGAAATAGCCTTCAGGCACTTGACAGGTTGTAGCGTGAATCCTACAATCCAGATATGCCATTGAAGATAAAAAGTCGCTCGTTGTCCAGAAGGGGAGACATGTCATGTCCACTCCCTGTCGAGAGCGGGAGCGGAATTCTCTATCGCATATGTGGCATGGTATTCTCGGGTTCCGAGGACATGTCTATTGGCTTCATGGCAGAAAACTCAATTGAAGAGTACCGCATTCCTCGTGAGATAGTGCTGCCATATGACGAGACTGTCATGATGAGGATTCCTAGGAGCACTCAGAGGACATCTGGAGAGTTCATTAATCAATGCATTCTTTCATATGTTCATAGCATCATGCCAGATTCTGGATCTTGCCTCGTGCTCTGGGGATCAAAATGCAATGATGGCGGGACTACGGAAGTCATCATCGCCGATTTCGATAAAAATGTGATGATAGTCCTGCATAAGGGATGGAACAAGATGTCGCTTCTGCAAGCAAGCGAAGACAAGTCATTTTCTGCTGGATTATCTGCCTCCATGTGTGATTGCTTCAAAAAAAGCCGATCTCTTCTCGACCCGCTGCTGGAGCTTTCCTTGCGCACGAATTCAAGCTCAAAGGAAAAACTGAAGGATTTTTTCTGCTGCACCTTGAGTGAATGGCTTTGGGAAGGCAGACCGTATGAGATCTGGGGCATGAAGGAATGGAAGGGTCTTCCGTCTAGGAAGGTAAAGTTCTAGCATTTTCCGTTCATTGGCATCGCTGCGCACTACAATGAAGGAAGCGCGCCGAATAATGCATGCATATGCATGGTGCCATGCAGGTGGAAAGCACATCATTTTAGCCCCGATAGCTGAGGTAGTTTAGCAACGGACTTTTAATCCGTGTTAGGAGAGTGCAAGTCTCTCTCGGGGCATTTCAGGAGTTTAATCATGAAGACAAATCCTCCCCCTCCTCCCGATGGTCATACTGACAATTTCAAGAGCATCATCGCCGTGATGATAGCGGTCATCATGCTTTGCTCCATGACCATGTGCTCCCATACCTGCGCCATTGAGAAGAACATGAGACAGATGCGGGTGTATTGAACGGCATGCATGACGCATTTCCATGCGTGATCGGATGAATAAAGGGACGACCAGCATGAGCCAAAAAGATGCCGATTCCGAACGCAATGAATTGACCGTTCCTCATGACCTCAGCCTCACCGACGACCAGATTGAGCTGCTTATTAGCGAGCATGAGAAGGAAGTCCGCAAAGCATTGAAATCTGGGAGCGAAGCGCTTTTCTTCCGCAGCCATAGCGAGGCGCATGCCGACATCGTGCATATCGCTCGGATCCTCAAGAACAGATGCGACATTATGGCGAGGGAAACAGAGCGGCTTAAGCAAAGGCTGGACGACATGCGCACTGGATTAGAGGGATGCTGCTATGCCTGTGAGCCCGTTGGTGAAATCAACAAGAAGTTGCGTGAGGAACGAGATGAAGCACGGCGTGAGGTCTGCAATATAGTCGCGGGAAAGCAAGGTAAGCGGGACAACTATTCTCCTGATGCGCTGGAGCATGCGCGCATGCGCGGATGGGACTGCTTTGGGGAGCGATGATAAAATCATGGATCAACGCCACGACCAAGACAGCGAAAGCCATAATGCCGATATTAACAAGTGGCTTTCCATGAAAAAGAGCGAACGCGAAGAGATGATCGAGAAGTGCAAGTCCATCATCCGCGAGATACTCTTGGAGGACGACGAAGCCGTCGGCTACTACAACATCGGCACGAAGGTGAACCAGCGTCAGGCGTTCAAGGAACCTGCTGATGATGGCTCATCTGCCTTCTGTCTGGATGCCATCTATACCGCCGCGAACCAGATGGTGAAGAGTGGCACCGTTATGAAGAGAGAATACGATGCCAATAGATACGGCAGACCGAGGAATCTTCTATTCACGCTGCACCTCGATCCCATCCTTCTCCTATCGGATACTGTAAAAAAGGCAAGTGAACGCGCTCGGTGCGCCTCTCCTGATAGTGAAAAACAATAGTTGCGGCGATCATGATCTTGGGTTCCTGAATGAACGATAATATATCACTTGATAAGATGCGTGTGACTGTGACTGGAGGATCTGGATTCCTTGGCAAGGCGGTTATGGATGTCCTGCACAGCAGGGGTGTATCCGATATCTTCGTTCCAAGGAGCGATGAATACGACCTTACCGTCCAGTCGGATGCAGAACGCATGTACCGTCACTCTTCTCCAGATGTTGTTCTCCATCTGGCCGCAGAGGTCGGAGGAATCGGAGCCAATCAAGCCAATCCAGGCAGATATTTCTACGCGAATATGGCGATGGCTATTCATCTGATCGAGGGTGCACGGCGGCACGGAATCCGCAAGTTCGTGCAGGTCGGCACCATATGCGCCTACCCCAAGCATACGCCCGTGCCGTTCCGCGAGGACGACCTGTGGAACGGATATCCTGAGGAGACGAACGCGCCCTACGGCATCGCCAAGAAGGCTGCTCTCGTCATGCTTGATGGTTACCGCCGCCAGTACGGAATGAGATCGTCATTCGTACTGCCCGTCAACCTCTACGGACCATGGGACAACTTCGACCTCAATACATCCCATGTGATTCCTGCACTGATCCGCAAGTGCATGGAAGCCTTAGATGAAGGATCTCCGTTCATCGAATGCTGGGGCACGGGGTCTGCGGGAAGGGAGTTTCTTTACGTGGAGGACGCAGCGGAGGGCATAGTCCGCGCCGCCGAGGCGATTGACGATCCCCTTCCGATCAATTTGGGTACGAACAGGGAAATATCTATAGCGGATCTCGTTCGTCTCGTGGCGGATGCCTGCGGCTACGATGGCGAGATAAGGTGGGATCCATCCCGCCCCGATGGACAGCCTCACCGAAGGGTGGATGCATCGCGCGCAGAATCCCTCCTGTCGTGGAAGGCTAAAGTCGGACTGGAGGAGGGGATTAGGAGGACTGTCGATTGGTATCGGGATCAGATGGTCGCAAGATCATCAAGGTAAAGCACTTGAAACTTTTTTGATTTCTTGCTTGACAAGAGGTGACTCGCAGGAGACAATTGGTCTAGGAGTTGTCATGACCGTCCTGACGGAATCTGAGTGGAAGCGCTTGATATTGTCCATGCTCGTAGGCGAGCCCAACGGTCTTGCCATTGACGAGCTTGTCTCCCGAGCGAAAATGCGGCAAGCCGCTGCCGAAGTTGACTTCCCTTCGTACAAGAACGAGGTTCATGATCGAAGACGCCGATTCAGGGGCATGCACGGAGAATTCTCATCGGCGCTCGTCTGCCTTCATGCAGAGGGAATCATAGAGATCACAGCCGATGAAGGCGGCATGCTCAGGTATAGGATCGACCCGATCCAAGCCTTGTTCATCAGCGCATCTCGTTCGGGCAAGTTCGGAGATTGAAAGGATTGAACTGCATGAGCGAATCCGATTGCATCCAGACCGTCGTGCGGCTCCAGTGGGATCTGGAGAGTCTCGACCTGAACAAGCCTCGCCTCGTAAGCGCGGACATAGAAGCCCTCGTTGGCGCGGGCAACTACAACCGGCACATTGCCGCATTCAATTCCCTGAACTACAGGAATGGCATCCAGACGCTCATGTACCACGGGAGCGGCACTGTGACGGACAGCATCATCTCGTACTTCGGATCCCAGCGTTATGCCCAAGTGGTGAAGATCAAGACGAGGGATGCATCGCCATTCATCGAGTCGCGCATGCTGTGCATAGCCGAATGGAAGCGCAGGATCATCCGCCTCATCGCCAGCGCCCTGTCTGCGGGCAAGGACGGAATGGGATATTCAGAGATGAGGGAGCACTTCCGCATTGATGGAGCGGACTTCCCAGATAGAGACGCGTTCAACATAGCCATCAAGACCATGGAGCATGAAGGAGCCATAGTCCCAGTGCCCTTCTGCGGCATGGACTTCAAGTGGACGCTCTGCCCCCTGGGTCAGCTCATGGCGAAGTCGCAAGGCACGCCATGAGGAAGAAGGAATGCGCCGATGCGATATTTAGGCTCATCGTGGAGCGCGTGGATGAAGACGGCTTCATCTCGCGGAACGATGTGAGCACGGAATTCGATGGCATCGCCATCTCATGCAAGCCCTTCGCGTTCTCCCTTGATGGAGTCATGCAAGTCCTCATCAATTCAGGCAGGATCTCACCGTCAATACGGACCAGTGGAAATAAGATAGTTGAACTTGGCTACATGGTTGACCCACTCAGGATGCTGCTTGAGAAAAAGGAAGAAGACGATCCCAGACCGTAATACAGAGGATGCCCATGCGCATATTCTATCTGCTCAAGAAGTCGTGGAAGCACGACTCTTTTCCGTTCTTCACCCAGACATCTGGATGGTGGCATCCCACCAGCGGGAACTGGTCTTTCAAGCATATCGGAAACGATCCTGACCGTGGCAGATACCATATCACGGAGGTGTTCAGGAACCCCAAGGTGTTCGGCTTCACGGATCAGGAGCTTAGGCGCATGGTGGCGGATAGCATGGGCGGAAAACCGGACGATCCCGAAGTGATGGATGCCTACTCTGGCATACTGGACGGAAAGACCGATGCATTCGAGCCTGTCTCCAAGGAGATGATTCGGAGAGGATGGATCCATGTCACATCCATGTCCGATGCAGTCCAGATGGTCGGGATCAAAAACAGCCTGAAGGATGCCGTCCAGAGCGCCTACGTGCGCGCTCCTCAGGATAGGCAATGGATGATCGAGGTGGAAAAAGTAGATAATGGGTTCCATAGGTTCTCCATTTCAAACAAGACCCAGATGAAGAGGTTCTTGGCATCTTGAACTTCAAGAACTGCATGAGTCACGAAGACTCACAGGCTCCGCTTCCAAACATTCCGTGCAGAAGAAAATTTGTCTCACCTGATTGACACGAGGTGCGAAGGCACTACAATGTCTGCTAGACTGCGGTTTGCACCCCATCAAATCATTGAGTTCACACGCAAGGAGATGAACATGGACATGGACATGAGGAACAACGGCGGCGGCGACCTCGACGGATTCATCGGGCACATGGACGGCATCCTCGAACAGGTTTCGAACGAGGGAAGGGCGAAGTTCGCCTGCGCCATGGACTCGCTTGCCGACTTCCTCAACACGAATGCGGAGACGATCAGCGTGAACGGCAGCATCGACGGTCTGATCGTCCTGATGGCGAATAACATCAGCAGCGGCAACTTCATCATGCTCCAGCACCGCGTCAGAAATGACGATGACAAAGACTTCGTCATTTCTGAGATCAAGCGGATGACATCGTCCAATTCCTACGATGTTGTGTTCACCATCGCAGAGGCTTGGGCTGCTACATATGGGCGCGACAAGCCCGTCGTGCGACCGTCCGAGCATCCCCAGCGCAGGGAGGTGGTCGTCACCACCTGTACGCTTAACCTTAATTTCATCCCATGCGTCATCACGGCAGTTCAGCCTATCCACAGGAAAAAGGACGGACCCTTCATCGACAACTCCGAGTGCGAGTTCTCCGTCAGCACGGGGAAGGCGATTTCTGGCAAGCTGACTGGATACGAGAAGAACATCTGCCCGCTGGTGTGATGGACCAACATCATGAACGACTATGACCATGACATCGTGATGCGTCTCCGCAACTACTACGCCACCACATTCGACTTGTCCACGAAGGCTGCCGATGAGATCGAACGGCTTCGTGAGCGTGTTCGTGACCTTGAAAAGCGGCATCTCGACGCTTCCTTTCTGCTTGCCGATTGGGACGGCTACTACAATCCCGATGCGAAGCAGGGCAATGTCGAGGAGCTTGCTTCGCTCATTGAGGATGCATACAGGATCCTGCAGAACAAGTCATGGAGGGACGCCGATGGACAATAAAAGGTTCCTTGAACTCGACCGCAGCGGACAAGGATTGACGGAGGAGGAGTGGAAGCAGGGCTACCATTGGTGCCTTGAGTGGGACGACATGCTCGTGGGACCTGGTCAGGACGAGGCTTTGTTCTGCTCCTGCAACCATCCCAAGATAGAGGAATGGAAGCAGTCGGAAGAGGGCAAGCGGATGCGCAAAGATCTGGATGAAAGGCTCGACAAGCACAATGATGCATGGGACGAGATGATGCCGCCTGAGAACGAAGGCAAAAGCAAGGAGCAACCAGATGGCTGCAAAGAAGAAGACCAAGAAAAAAACGGCGAAGAAAACGAATAAGCCTGTCGCGAAGAAGGTGAAGAAACCCACGAAGCCCAAGAGGATCGAAGAGAACCGCAATGGTCTTCAGCCAGCCTATCTGGGCGACCTCGTGTGGTGGGATGACGATGAGGATGACTTCACGGGGGAGTATGAAGTCACCAGCATCGGAGAAGAACCAAAGGATCAGCACGAGGACACCACCGTGTGGCTTTATTCTGGAGACATGGGCAAGGAAGTAGAGGTCAGCCTCCGCGAGATCCAGAACAGGATTACCGCCGCAGGCGACCAGTGAGTCAGACCACATGTCGCAGCCACCATACGCCTATGAATGCGCCTATGAAAACATCCAAGTCGAAGCCGAACATCACCGTCCTGATCGACAGGGAAATCGCATCCGAGGAGATTCTCTTGGAAGCCCTCAATCCCAAGAGGCGTTCGCGGACAAGGGAGAGGGCTGCTTCCCATCCATGCGCCACTTCCGCCGTCATCCTCAAGGCATCCAAGGATGCCGACTTTATGGTTGTTCAGGCTGCTCTTGAGAACAATAACGCCGATGTGAATATCCTCTCATCCATCCTCAGACCCATCTTGGATCGCGTCCGTCCGCACTATTCGACTGACGAATCCTTGTCGTGCGACTATTTTGAGCGCAACTGCCAGATACGTATCGCGGAGTGCGTGTTCGCGCATCCCAACGCCGCGCCATGGATGTTCGCAGAAGCCATGTTCCACTGCGATTCAGACATACGGATGCTGGCGGCGAGGAGCCGCCATCTCGACAACCCCATGTTCGCCCTTTCCGTAAAGGCGAAAATGTGCGGATCCCAATGAACTACGGGCAACAGGAGTCAAAGCCATGAGCACCACCGCCACAGAGCCAAACACGTACTTCACGAACCGCATCGCGCCTGCTTCGGAAATCAACCGAGTCCTCTCCGTCTCCGCCAGCAAGGGCGACAAGGGAATTTTCTTCTGCGCCCCGAGGCGAATCGCCAAGGCGGATCTCTCCCGAATGATCGTGCGCTGGAAGTCTCCTACTTCGGAGATCTTCCTGCAGGGCGACATCGCGGAGATCGTCGACGGAGACTCCCCTGAGGGAATCAACTACCGCAGCCAGACGGATTCGCGTCCGTGGGGCGATCTCGCCAGCTGGGACGAGGGTTCCGTGATCCGAGTCCGCAACCTCTCCATCTTCGATCCTCCGTCCGAGGTCAGCGAGCTCCATCACATCCAGTCGTGCAAGTACATCTGCACCTGATAGGAGGAAAACTCCATGGCATCTAAGAAGAAGCCGTCCAAGAAGACCAGCAAGAAGGTTGCCAAGAAGGTTCCCAAGAAGCCATCTAGGAAGGTCGCCAAGAAGAAGGCTCCCAAGAAGAAGGCATCATGCCACATGGACAACCACTCAGGCAAGCCCGAGTGGGATAAGTGGCTGGGTCATCGCTTCCACTGGCGCGAGCCGTGGGAAGATGATGATGGAAACCACTTCCGTCTTGATGGAGAGTGGGAGATTACCTCGCTCCACGATGACTGCGAGACATGCTGGGTGTCTTGGGTTCCCGACGAGGAACACGACGGCGACTACTCCATGGAGTTCCCGCTGGCTTGGGTGGAAGGCTTCGATCCCGATTCCTGAAATTTTCCGTGAAAGTCTGTCTATTCCCCTTGACATCCTGTACCAAGCAGATATGCTGGAAAAGGAATGCAGGAAAACAGGCTAACAACAGGCAACCTCTCCCGCTCCGAGCAGCAGGTGTTCGACCTTCTGGCTATCGGCGATCCCATGCCATTCCAAAGTATGCGCCGACCTCTGGGCATTGACTTTGAGTTCAACTCGAAGGAAGCGGAGCGTACGGGAGGCGATGCTTCCCGATACCCGCACATGGAGCAGATGGCGCTCGACCGAATGAGGGATGCCCTCACCACCCTCATAGAGGACGGCATCGTCCAGTGCTTCGTGTCGCGTGGCGGCATCGTGATGTATCATGTGGATCCGCTCGTGGCTCTCTCCGCGAGCATCCGCAGGGACGAGCCGTCTTCCATCGGATGATAAAGGGACAACAGCTACGTCCATAGTTTAAAAACGGACGAATTTTAAAATGGATACAGCATGCGCTCTCATGCCAGTGGCACTGATCCTCTTCGTATGCCTCATAGTGTGGGAGTCAAGAAGGTTAAGCAGGGAAGAAGACGCGAAGATCAGGAAAAAGAAAATCAAGGATGATGAAGAGCTGAGAAAAAGGATCATCCAAGAGCACAAGGCGTGGGAAGAAGCAAATAGAAAAATCCCATTCAATCCAGAGATGTTCCAAAAGGAAAGGGAACGCATAGAAAAAGGTTTCTCCCTGCTGAACGAGCACATATTCTCTCTTGAGGAAATGGCTAGGAAGGGAGACCTTGTCGCATACGGAGAATGGAAATGGGAACTCAAGAAGATGCACGTCCTTAAGAATGAACTGAGACACATAAGATCAACAACCAAGGACATGACTGAGAGGGAACTGGCAAGGCACTATCTTTCCCTCATAGATGCAAGATATAGGAGTGAGAAGATCCAACTTGATTGCAATTGGCAGGAATGAGCAATGGAGCCGTGGTTATGGATACAGATGAATTAATCATCGTCATAACACACATCGTCATCCCTGGCTTGATCGTGATTTCCACGATTGCTGTTTTGCTGCTGTTTTTCTTTGGCAATGTGAATCTGGCATTGTTTGGAAAAAACAATCGGGATACACGCTTGGTTTCAAGCGACTCAGCCACCAGAATGCAGGAAGGTCGTGACGGCTTTTTGCGCCTCAGCAATCTGGTCCATACTGGAAAACTAGATGAAGAAAAGGCGATTCTGTTCTTCAAAAAAGAATATAGTGAAAATCCCTACTTCGCTCCCTCCATCAAGGGCTGCACTCCCCCAAAAAACCCCGAATGGAACATCGTCACTCTCCATAGGGGTATGAATTTCATCTCAAAGCGTCGAGGCATCCGTCGCGACATGAGAAATAGAATACATGCAAAGCTGGAAAAATACTTCCAGAGCCTTCTCGAGAAGATGTCCGATTCCATGTGCAATGCCATCTGGGACAGGAACATGTTCGTTGAATGCGGAGATGAATGGTTTCTGGACGAATCAAATGTCCACGCGCTCGAATCATACTTCCTGCTTCTCAATCTTTATGCTGGAAGGGGAACCGCGAGAGCAGACCTGACGGATGAGGAGATGTCAGAGTTGCACATCGTCCACAAGTCCTACAGAGATCTTTATCCTTTTGTGAAAAACTACTTCGATTCGCAGGATCGCGATGTCCTGATGGCATGCTTGCAAGATATCAGGAACAACACGCGCATGTCTGCGGAAGACACCGACACAATAAAGGCTATGCTTGTCGGGGCTGCAGTAGGGGCAGTCGTGGGATCTGTGATTGACAACTAGTCATATCTGCATGTAGCTAGCCTTTCTCAACGACAGGTAAAATCATGCGCAAGAAAATTACAAAGAAGACCAAGCATCCCAATCGCTGCAATTGCGCCATGTGCGGCAAGAACCCCATCGATATGGATATCTGGGAGTCCGAGCAACTCATGAAGCATGGATTCTACATCCACGTAGTCAGCGAGCACGATCCCGAGTCTCCTTCTGGCTTCAACGCCCACACTCATGGCATGCATCTTCTGGGTCATCCCGACTTCCAGATCACCATGCCGCTCAACTCCATCGACCATGTAGGAGTGTTCTTCCACGACATGTGCTCGCGGGTGAAGAAGGGTCAGTCGTTCTCCCACGGCGACATCGTCGAGGACCTCCTTGCGAACGGCTACCTAGCCCGCCTCATCGATGCCACGGAGAACGGGCGCCCAGTGCTCCGCATCGTCTTTGCGGACAAGCACAACCGCATCATGCCCGAAGAGATGTCTCCCAACGAGGCAATCGCCCAGTACGGGTACTCAAGGACATCCCCCTGATTTTTTCGGGGGGAAATTATCCCTGCCACTAGAATGGCAGGATATGAGCGACCCTACCCCCAGCGCCATCACCATCAGCCAGAAGATCGCAGCAGCCCACGCCAAGGGCAAGCCGTTCATCTTCGGCAAGGCGCCTGTCCTCAAGCCCAAGAAGAAGTCCGATGCTCCCCAAGAGGAGGACGATTCCACTTCGGAGCCCACGGACGCCACGGGCATACTCTGCCATAAGATCATGATGGCTCCAGACAAGGAAGGCTATGACTTCCTGCTCAAACTGTGCCGAGCATCTGGCCATGCGTTTGCAGCGTACGCAAGGCAGTACAATGTACGCTACAAGAGGATGAGGGAATCCGATGAGTGGAGGCAAGCCCACGCCCTCGACACTCCCAAGAACATCGCGGCAAAGAGGGAGATGCGGATCATCGGCAGGAAGATTTCCCGCACCCGCCGTCAGGCAGCCGCCATCTCCCCCGAGGCGCTCAAGGCAGCCAAGCCCGCCATCGAAGCGCTGAAGAAGCAGATGGAGAAGATCGCCTCCAGCATGGAGAACCGAAAGCCCAAGAAGGAAAAGAAGAACAAGAAGGGCAGGAAGCGGCTTACGAAGGAGGAGAAGGACGCTCACAAGATCCTCAAGGCTCAGGAAAAGGCGCTCGCCAAGGAGGAGAATTCCGCACGCAAGCTCGCCTTCGAGCACGCATACGAGCACCACGGCGTGGGTCTTGCCATCGTCCCGTGGCTCAGGGGCAACAGGAACGGAGCGTACAGCGAGGACCTGGACATCCTGGGTCCACGCTCGTGGATCCGATCCCACCTGTCCACCTTCAACGCAGGAGCCATCTTCAAGGAAGCGGAGGCTGCGTGCAAGACCGCTCGCAAGGAGCATTCGTCCAAGGTGTTCATCACCCGCCCGCCGCTCCGTCCGTGTCCTTCGGGCAGGATGGGAATCGCAGAGGGAACCATCGGGATCAACCCAGACGGATCCTTGTTCTACATCAAGCGCCGTGGGGAGAACAAGGGAAAGAAGGGTCTGTCGTCCCGCACCATCTCCATTCCACTTCGCACGCGGCACGAAGGCGATCCGTACGAGGAGAAGGTTCTGTCGTACATCATGTCGGGCTGCATGAGGAATGTATCCGTTGTGCCCGTCCGCTCCCATGGCAAGATCCACTTCGAGCTCGCGGTCTCGTACAAGGGAGAGGCGCTGCCTGATTCCCTTCCCCACGCGCAAGGCAAGGTGGGCGTGGACTTCGGAACGCAGTCCACGGCGGTGTTCGGCTCCCACATGGGCGGCAGGACCATCGCGCACTCCCCCAAGGGCAGGAGGCTCGACTCCCTCATCAAGGCCCTCCAGCGGCGGTTCTCCCGAGCACAGGTCGCCAACAATCCCCATGCATTCGACTCCAAGGGAGCGTACATCAAGGGATCCAAGATCAACCGATCACAGCGCATGATCGCCCTCAAGAGGCAGATCAAGGCTCTTCAGGAGCAGCAGGCGCGGTGCAGGAAGCAGGAAGCCAACCTCGCGGGCAAGCACATCTCCCGCATGGGCGACCACTTCGTGTTCGAGGACTGCCTCATGGACGGATGGTCGAAGGCGGCAGGCAAGGGAGTCCGCGCAGGAACGCCTTCAGCCGTCCGCGACGCACTCGTGAAGCACGCGGAGCGGGCGGGAGGAAAGATTTCCCAGGTTTCCACGAAGGAAATCAAGGCAACGCAGTACGATCCGCTTTCGGGCGACTATAATAAGATTCCCCTCACGCAGCGAACCGTTGTCGTAGGGGGCGTAGAAGTTGACCGCGACTTGAAGTCAGCCTACGTTCTTTCTCATGTGAACAACGATCAGATCGACGCCGTAGCCGCTCGCAACGAGTGGCAAGCAAGCTGTGGTCAGCTGCAGGGGCGGGTCGATCCGTGAATGAATGCGCCTGCTGCATGGAGAGGACACCGCCCATAGGGAACGGATCCACTACCAAGGCACAGGCGCATCCCCTGCAACGAGCTGCGTGATAAAGGGACAGCGCTTCCATTGGCAACGTGTCGGAATTCATCGAAAACTGGATTCCTCGAGCGCCCTGCCGGATGGATGAGGATCGCAAGATCCACGAGAATTATCCTCGCTCAATAAAACGAGCATCGCGCAGCCAGAATCCGCGAAAGCGGGCTTACATACAGGTTTTACAGGCTTGCTTTTTTTCGGGGCAAAACAGGCTTAAATACAGGTAAGGAAAGCACTTACGAGCGTAACCCTGTATATCAGCCCGTTTTTGCGGGAGGCTACAGGTCAATCCCTCCATGTGGGTTGCCGATGAACCTGTATATCAGCCCGCTTTCTCGGGAGGCTACAGGGATGTGTGGAAACACTCAAAGACCGCTGACCCTGTATCTCAGCCCGCTTTCTCGGGAGGCTACAGGAACGGACTTGTATTTCTTTCTGGTTCCTCCCCTGTATATCAGCCCGCTTTCTCGGGAGGCTACAGGGGAATACGGTCCTTTACATTCACCCTGACCCTGTATATCAGCCCTCTTTTGCGGGAGACTACAGGAGTTGCGCACTTCGCAACCCGAGCACAATCACCCTGTATCTCAGCCCTCTTTTGCGGGAGGCTACAGGCAGGATCAGACATAGACAGGAACGCAACAATCTGTATATCAGCCCGCTTTCTCGGGAGGCTACAGGAAAAGCCTTGAAGCCTCGCAGCGATGCGAGCCTGTATATCAGCCCGCTTTCTCGGGGAGGCTACAGGTTCAACTCATTCGCGCACGCCTGTACGAGAGCCCGCTTTTGTGGGAGGCTACAGGCCCTGCAAGGGTTGCGAAGTACAAGTGCCTTCGGTCCAGCCCTTTATCTGAGCCCTCTTTTGCGGGAGGCTACAGGAAAATAACGTCCGATAAAACTATCGCCTAAACCGATAGTTGAAACCCAAACCCAATACTTCGTTCCCGTACTAGAGCCCGCTTTCGTGAAATACTACAGTGAGCTTTCGTTCCTCCTTCTCCTCGTCACGATGCTGCTTTGGCTTCATCCGCCTCATGTCCCGCCCAAGTGGAGGACGCCGTTCCTCCTCTTCAAGGCAGCAGTAGGCGCGGCAGCCATAGCGGCATCCGTCTACATGGTCGTCAACGCATACGCCACCCACTGAACATCAGTCCTCTCTCACGCCCCTCCTCGGCTGTCCTTTCACCGCCGAGCGAGGGGTTTTTCATTTCCACCCACTGAACCATCACCCACTGAAAACGCCACATGGAAAATTTTCGGGGGAAGCACAAATCCCACCCACTGAACCACATCCTCCTACCACACCCACTACAATGACTCCCCATGCTCAAGCAGATATGGCTACACTCCAATGACCTCAGGCTGCCTCCCAGCCACCATCTCCATGATCACATGTTCATACTGAAGCACTACAGATCAACACCCACTGAAAGAGAAAGAATGGGAATCCCACCCGAAGATCCAGGAATCATGGAGATGCAACTCAGGAAGACAGGAGAAGACCCACTGTCCATCACCACGGTCTCCACCATCCCCGTGGCAGACCTCCACTCCCTTTCCATCATGTGGAACGCATTCATCCAGAAGGACACGGCAGCAGTGCTCAGGGGATACGGGATGGAGGACGCGCAGTGAGGATACTCATCAACGCCCAGTCCGAAGAGATGGGCATCCACGACGGACACCCAGCGGCAGGACGGCACTTCTCGTTCCTTGCATGGGACAACGAAGCCAATCCCCATGGCAGCCCCAGCGGAGCCACCATATCGGTCTCGTCCCTCAGGGACAGAATCCCGCCTTGCCCCGTTCCACCCGTGGAGGATCTTCCCATAGAGGATCCACGCACCGCTTCCGAACTCATGGACGCACTGAACTCACTCGATGGAGAAAGAGCGTGGAGCATCGTGCAGATGCTCATGAAAGACGCCTCCACCCCCAAGAGGATCCGAAGGAAGCCTTCGCAGAAGCCTTCAGAGAAGCCTTCAGAGAAACCTTCCAAAGAGAAGAATGCACGAGACGATGGCACTGAACCCAAGAAGGCTCCCAAGCGGAGAGGCAGGAAGCCAAAGGAAACCGATGCAGGTCAATAGGAACAACGAGAATCCGCACCAGTCGTCCACCCCGTCCCGATGGATCATCCATGCGGTTCTGGGAGTCACCATAGCCGTGTCCGCATACCTAGCCGGCATGCACCTAGTCGGAGGTTCGCTGGCTGCTTCCGCCATGCGGCTCGTGGAGGCAGGCGGATGCTGCTTCGTGGCGACCGCCGCAGCCGTGCTCTCCATCGTCTGGTTCAAGCGCCTCATGGAATGACGCACTGCGAAGCCTTCGGACGGAGTCCGTAGCCCACTGCGAAAATAGCATCGGACGGAGTCCGTGACCCACTGCGAAGCCTTCGGACGGAGTCCGTAGCCCACTGCGAAAATAGCATGGAGTTACCGCCCAGATAATATTTTATATAATGCAACATATAAAAGCACTGGTGTCCCACTTCGCTGCACATTGCCCCACATTGCCCCACTGAACTTCGTTCTGACGCTCGCAGGGGCATTTTATATTTTATATAAAATGACCACGCAGCAGGCTTGAGCGCACTTCTTGGGAAGATTCCCCATGTGGCTGGGTGGCTGAAGGCAGCCCACTAGAATGGCATTCATGACGAAGCAACTGGACAAGATCTTCATTGGCTACGAGACTCCCCATGGGGATGCGGCTGATGACGACGCCCCCAAGGCGTTCCTCATCGTGATGCTTCACGGGGAGATAGAGGCTTGGGCGAACGCAGGGAGCCTTCTGTCTGGGCAACTGCTCCACTGGGAGGTCTGCCACTCCGTGGACTCCTCCAGCCGCGAGACAGCCTTGCTGGAGGCTCGCCGCGTGGCGGCTCATCTGGGGCTGGAGCGGCTGGGAGGCATCCCTAGGACTCCTGTGGTGACGGGAGACGTCACGGTGATCTCGTCAAAAAAGACAGTATGACGAGGCTGCTGTCTTCTTGCCCACTACAATGGGCTTAGGAAACTGCCCTCCAAGGTGTTTTCTGAACTCTGGGCGGCGCGGGCACCCCCCGTCCGCGTCGTTCATTCTCCTCTCGGCGTCTCGCCCCGGGACGACTCTGCGTCTTCGCGGGCGCGGATAGAGGGCGAGGCGCCTTTTCCTTTCGTATACCCGCCCTGCTGAAGAAGGCCCCCTTCGGCAGGGCGGGTTCCTTATGTGGAATCTGGATGGAATCATGTGGGCGGCGACCGCAGCCCACTAGAATGAAGTCACGACCAAGGATAGGGAACCCCATGCACCCCCCTGCACGGAAATCCCGAACCTGCGCATCTCCAGAAGCCGAGAGGCTGCTGCGTGAGGCGTTCAAGCACTGCGGTGCGACCGAGGGACGGTTCGCAAGGACCAAGGAAACGGTCGTGCAGCCTGCTGACGGGCTAACCCACCAACGCCCGTTTGGTCACATCAAGCCGTCTGGAAGCCTTCCCTAGCCCCCAGGGACGGCAAGAAGGACGAAGTTGAGAGAAGGCGCAGTGAAAACTGCGCCTTCTTTATTTACGGAAGGTGTGCCTTTCAGGCTGCCGACGGAGTGTTCCCCGTGGAACATTCTGTCAAGGAGACGCTGTCCCAGCAGTCACTGACCGAACCAGCCACTCACGCTGACGCAGAGGAGGCTCGCGTGTCTTTGCCCATCGCCACGAGCGAAGGAGCATTGATGTTCGGCAGGAGGGATCGACGGAATATCCGTCGGTCCCTTTTTCATTGGTTCTCTCCTTCCGAAAGAAGGAACTGGAGGTGAATTATGGGAAAGAATCAGAATAACAGTTTCAAGCCAAGCATGCGGAAGGTCAAGGAAGCCTTGATGATCAAGGCGGCGCACCGCAAGGCGTATAACGAAGGAACGAGTGCAGCCCGTGCAGCCCAGCGGGCGCGTGAGAGTGATCGATCAGCCGGATAAGGGCATGTTTCCGATGTTGTCGTGTGGAGGAACCGCGCACCGAAGGGTGCGCGGTTCTGCTTTTGCTGGATTCTTTTGGAAATCCTACGGATTGCGAAGGAGTAGTGCAAGCCGCCATTGAAATTTCTTGCAGAGCGACGAAATTTCAATGATTGCTCAATGGCAGCCATGTGAAGTTGTGCAGCTCGAGCGGAAGATGTCATGCACTTTCCATCTCGAGCGCTGGGAGCATTGATGGCTCTGGCTTTCCTTGGAAACTTTCCAGTTTCACCTGTCACAAGGAAAGTGCCACGAACACTCATGCATGCTTGCAAGTTGACCCACTGCGAGGTGCATGACATTCTTGAGCTAGCTTGGCCCTTCCTGCCCTTGCCTGCGCGCAGGTGATTCCTTCCATGGACTTTGCTTCTCCGGGCGAGAGTGAAACTCCATGGTCATGGACTTCTTCATCTATCCCTGGATAAGACTGCATGACATGTATACCTGAAAAGAGGGAGTGCAACTATATGGTTGTGTTCTTTGGTGCACTGAACGGCTATTCTGCGCACTGCTTATTGGGTAGTTTTCCCTTTAAAGGAGAAAGGTGCTTGATAACATGGTGCGCCCAGTTATGGGGTAGTTTTCTAGGCGGACGGTCCAAAAAGCGCTTTTGGCGGTGGAATCCTTTCCTTTTGCTCCAGAAGGTGGATGAAACTTGTTATGGGGTAGTTTTCTAATAGCTGCACTGGAAACGCTTTTTGTGACAGCGTGGGGAGAGGAAGAGCGCACTGCGAAGGTTATCGTTCAGTTTTCCTGAGGCGGAGTAGAAACCCCATATTGCGAAATTGTTCTTTTGAAGTGCACGGAATCTTCCTTCTGGCTACTTGACTGTGGAAAATGGTGCTGTTACAATGAGTGACGCACTGGAGGCGAAGTCATGTCAGAAGCAGAGATAAAGGACGCATGTGGCGACGAGGAGGAGACTTACGGCGGCACCAGCTGGGCGGAAGTCCGCTCTTGGGAGGCTGCTCGTGCTGCAGTGATGCTTCATCCCGGGGGCGAGTGCGGGATCATGCACTACTCGTGGGATCCGTACGGCGAGGCTGACGACCCCATCGAGCACGCACTGCTTGATCTCCTCATGCTTGCCCGGTTCCATGGTCGCGACGTGGATGAGCTTCTTGCGCGGGTGCGCAAGGACCACAAGTCGGTGATGAAGGAGAAGGGCGTGGAGGAAGAGGTCCGTTACGGCATGGACTCGGATCGGTCCGCGTGGGCGAAGGAAGTGCTTGGGCTGTGGAACGCCATTCACGGCGGCGACGACCCACTGAACTTCCTGTCATGCATGTCCCGTCTGGGCGACGGGGGAAAGCCATGAGCGGCGGTCACGACGCACTGCAGAGGATCGCCGATGCGGTGGACTCTGGAGTTCGAATGGACGACGAGACGAGGAAGTGGTTCCTCGGGCGGCTGGACGAGAAGTTGTGGACGATGGGGTGGAAGCGATCCGGCGGCAGCATGACGCACTGCGTTCCGTGGTCGACCAAGGCGGAAAGCGTCCGGCACGTGGATGAGTTGATGGCTACCGCGCGAAGGGTATTGAGGATGGATCCCCTGGAGGAACTTCGAGATGCAGCAGATGGAAAGTCCCGTTGAATCGTATTGCTCCCGGATGGGAGAGGGATCCGCACGCACTGTGAGGAGCGGTCTGTCCCGGTGCCTCCAGCTGGCAGGCATGGCCGAAGAGGATCTATCGAGGGGGATCACCCATGCACATTCCTCCCGTCTCGTGCGCGCACTGAATGAGTCCTATGGGCGGCGCACTGTGGCGAAGATGCTTTCCTTCTGGCGGGAGCTCATCAGGGAATGCTGGAGGATGGGCTACATGGACAGGGATGCCGCGGATCGCGCCATGCCTCGGTCGGGTAACCGCGGCGAGGAGCCGCTTACTGGGCGGCACCTGGGAGAGGGGGAGATCCGCGCACTGATAAGGGTGTGCGGGGAGGGGGTGGCGGGTGCCCGAAACGAGGCACTGATCTGCCTTCTCGCCATGGGGCTCCGTCGTGGGGAGGTGGCTGGGCTGAGCTGCGGAGACTGGTCGGGCAAGATCCTGCGCGTGCGTGGAAAAAGGGGGCGCGTGAGGCAGATCTCCCTTCCCGCGGAGAGCGCGGAGGCGGTGGACATGTGGATCGTGCGCCGGGGCCAGCTGAAGCCCGATGATCCCCTCCTGTGTTCCGTTCGTGGAGAGAGCGGCTCGGAGCGTCGTCTTTCTCAGTCAGGCATTCGCACCATCCTGAACGGACTTGTCCGAAAGGCTGGGCTGGAGCGGATCACCCCTCATGACTTCCGCCGAACGTTCGCAGGAGAAGTGCTTGGATCGGGAGCGGACATCGGCATTGTCATGCGGTTGATGGGGCATTCGAACCCCGCCACCACCCTTCGCTACGACAGGCGTCCAGTGGAGGCTGCGTGGAACGCTTCAGAGCGAATGCAGTCACCTGTGAGCGGGCGAAAACAAGGAACTACATTGCCCGATAATGTCAGCCCTGACGGAGGTTTGGTGGAAGCGTGATGGGGAGGACAAGGAAACTCCGCGGCTGCCCGATCCATTGGAATTGAGCCAGAGCTGCTGGTCGGCGACGATGAAATGAATGGGTTCTTATGAAAACTCCAAGTAAGAAAACAATGAGTGCGCTGATCGAGTGGGAAAAGTTCCCCCATGTGGCTGACAAGATCCTCAGCACTGAATTCTGCATGCGCAGGGGAGACAAGGGGATGACTGTGGTGAGCGGCTTATCCCATCTGGACTACTTTCCTCCCATCAAGCCCTTTGCCTGCCTAGATGGATTCACTCTTTCCGTGCAAGCAGGAGACGGACACTACTGCCTGCCTAGGAAATACCGACCCACTGAAGGGACTTGGCGGGAATGGGAGGTTGGTTTTCCGTCCCGGAAGGAAAAGATCCTGCTGCCTTGGGCTGAAGACAGGAGGCAGCCCACTCGCTCCGTCTACGGCTACGTGCCTAGCCATGTGGTTATGACGGTCCTCCAGTCTCACGGAGGATGGGTGAACGAAGATCCCATCCTATCACTAAAGGAAGCAGCCCAAGGGGAAGGCTGGTCTGCCGCTATCCGCCAAGCAATGCACTTGCTCGCGCATTGATCGCTTCCACGCATTCGTCGAACACGGCTTCGATGAATGCGTCTATCGTCGGTTGCTCCCACGATGGCATGCGGATCAGTTTTGACGCCTTCATGAACTCCATGAACAGGGAGATGGAATCCGCAAGCGCCGCCCGGTCAGGTGCGCCCATGATATGGTCTGGTAACTCCCTCCCCATCTGCAGCCATTGAGTTCCTGCCTGGATCTGGCCTTGAAGTGCATGGGTATTTCGGGAGCGATTGGGCGTGCGCATGGCATCCCCCATTCTAGAATGTCAGAGCGTTCTCTCTGGAGGCTGCTCTGCGATATGCGGGACAAAGTCGATATCCCTTTCGTCCGGAGGGGGAGGCTGGTGGAACCACCTGACCTTCCAAGGAGTCTCCGATGCCCGTGCGGCGGCGGCGAAGCGGGCGAAGTTGCGGGCATGTGGCTCAGGCTCCCTGTCCCATTCCTTCAGGGGCATCCCCCATCGCTTCCGCAGGGCAGCCCAGCAGAACCTGCCTGTGGTGCCGCTCCACAGGGGATACGGCTTCGCCCATTCCATCAGGTACGCTCCGTTGAGGGCGAGCCACGCCCCCTCCTGCGCGGCATCCTTCTCGATCCATCCGCGGGACAAGGTGAACGCTATCCTGCCATCCACTTCGTCGCAGGCAGCTGCCCAAGACTTGATGAGCCACATGGCATCCTCCTTGGATACCTGCGGGGTGATCGTCTTCGTCTTGCCCGCAGGCTCGCCCGTCCATCCCTCGCGAAGGGACGCCTCCGCAAGGGACGAGTTGATGGACTCCGAGAGAACCATGATAGATCCTGTCCGCCTCCGCGCGAAGTCGATGCATTTGTTCGCGCATCCTCCCAACGCGCCCGCCACGGGCTTGCCGCCGCGCCTGCCCATCACGATCTCCACCTCGTTCGTGCCGTAGCCGTCTATCCACGCGGAAGCCACGATGAAGTTCGCCCATTCGGATCGTACGGGATTGTGCTGCACCTTCTTTGCCATCTATCAGGTATATCGGCGGGACGGCGTCAAAACCGCAGGGTGGGGGATGAAAGTGCGGTTCGGACGGAAAATCCTCCAATCTGGTCGCGGAAAGTTCCCGATCATCCGTCTGTTCTCCGCAGGGAAGCCGAGCAGTCATCTAGGGCGTCAAAACCCAGAGGCATAAGACCATGACGCAGATCACCAACCCAGAGTCCGTACTGTCCCTCCGTCCCGTCACGAGCTATGATTGGGAGTCCATCCCTTCGGGGATCGGCTCAAGGCTCCTGCCCCATCTCCTGTCCCGCAGCGACCTGTACGGTCGCAGCCATACGAAGGACTTGCCCGAGCAGGACATCGTGAACCTTTCATCCTGTGGCGCGTTCGGCGGGGCAATCGCCTTCGCCATCGGCGGGGACGCGGGCAGGCGCGAGTGGCAGTCGCGGTGGACGAACGACCGCGATGCGGTCGCCATCGCGCTTGGGTTGCAGGCGGGCAAGACCAACACCATCAGGTTCACGGACAAGGACATCACGGCTTCCGTGATGCGCGATCCAGAGATCGCGCGGGCGATGCTCGTCGTCCACGCCTACGACGCATACCACCGCAATACCCCGTTCTCCGTCCTCAAGTGCGATGACATCAAGGCGATGTACGCGCAGGATGTGGGAGCTGTGGCTTCCGTGTTCGTCGCGGACGGCAGGCAGGCGGCGAACATCATCTCCTGCCTTCCCGATGACAGCGCGGAGTTCTGGAGCAATGTGACGGAGATCAAGAACTCACCCATCGACATGATTCGGATGGTGGGAAGCCATATCTCCCCGTGCTCCCCTGTCGCCATGACCATCATGGACTTCCTCGCCCCGCAGTTCGGGTCGAGGTGGAATCCGAAGGCAGACAGGACTCTGCGAACGAGCGAACTGCTCGACAGGGAAACGACCGAGTGGAGGCAGACGGACAGCGGATGGCTCCGCATGGCTCTGAACCATTGCACGGAGCATCACCCCGACAGGCTCGTGGGATGGATCGGTCAGGCTCCCTGCCTGTACGAGTTCCTCAACACCGCAGCCAAGCAGCGCCGTGGAGTGATCGCAGCCCGCCGACTCATCAGGATGGTGGGGCGCTAGGGCGGGGCGTCAAAACCGCAGGACATCGACCAGAGAACCCCGCGTTGGGGGACTAGACGGAAGCGAACCATAAGGAACAAAGACAATGAACCTCGTTGACACCATCAAGCGTTACAAGGCAGCCAACATCCCGTGCTTCATCTTCGGAGCGCCCGGTGTGGGCAAGTCGCAGCAAGTCCATCAGGCAGCGGAAGGCAAGCGGGTCATTGATGTCCGCTTGTCCATGCTCGACCCCGTTGACCTCCGTGGTCTGCCCACGGTGGAGCGCGGCGAGAACGGCACGAATGTCGCTTGGGCGCGCCCCGAGTTCATCCCGCAGGACGGCGAGGGAATCCTGTTCTTCGATGAGTTGAACACGGCTCCCGTGAGCGTGATGAACGCCGCGCTCCAGATCATCCTCGACCGCAAGTGCGGTCCGCACAAGTTGGGCGATGGATGGTACATCTGCGCGGCTGGCAACAAGACGGCGCATCGCGCCCATGTGCAGCCGCTTTCGGCTCCCCTCCGCAACCGCTTCGCCATCGTGAACTATGAACCCGATGTCAAGTCGTGGACTACTTGGGCGTTCGGCGCGGGCGTTCACGATGATGTCGTGGGCTTCCTGAACTTCCGTCCCGCCCTGCTGTCCACCGACAGCAAGGACGAGTACGAGAACTTCGCATCGCCCCGCGCATGGGATCGCGTCAGCACCCTCATCAAGAGCGGAACCGATGACATGGATTTCGTCGCGGGTCTGATCGGCAAGGGCGCGGCAGCGGAGTTCGACGGCTACCGCCGCGAACTGCGCGATATGCCCGACCTCGACGCGCTCCTCGCGGGCAAGGAGCGGTTCACGCACAACCCCAAGCGGGTCAGCGTTTCCTACGCCGTGGCGATGGGACTGTCCTCGCGCCTCCTGCGCGGCGACACGAAGTTCATCAACGCCAACGCGGACAAGGCGTGTGAGATCGCGTCCGTCATGCCGCCCGAGATCACCTGTCTGTTCATCGTCCGTTCGATGATGGGCAGTCCAGACGCGCGGAAGGCGATCCTCAACGCGAAGTCCGCGCACAAGTGGGTCACGGCGCACTCCGAACTGATCGACCGCTACGGCATCCGCAAGTGACGGAGGGAAGGGTCGGGCGTCAAAACCGAAAGGCAAGGGACACTATGGCAAAGCGAACCAACAAGACAACGAGTGCGGCGGGGGCGGCTACGGTCGCTCCCGCCGCTTCCCCTTCCACCACCTACTCTGGCGCCCCTGTCCTCGCGGGGGACGATGGAGAGCGGCAGAAGCGGATCGACGGGTGCTGCATGACCCTGTACCGCTACTTCCCCTTCTGGGGACACCTCACCGCTTCGTGCAGGATCATCACCTCCGATGTCCCCACGGCTTGCGTGGACAGGAGCGGCAACATCCGTCTTGGACGCGCGTTCATGGACGGCTTGAGCGACAAGCAGTTGTGCTTCCTGATCGCCCATGAGATCGGTCATGTCGCGTTCTCGCACTTCGACCGCAAACTCAACCGCGACCACTTCCTCTGGAACGCCGCGAACGACTTTGCGGAGAACCTTGTCCTCATCGACCAGATGGGACGCGATTCGTGGATCGAAGGCGGTTGCCTTGACGAGCAGTACCGCGACCTCACCTCGGAGCAAATCTACGAGGAACTTCTCCGCAGCGGCAAGTGCGGCGGCGGCAAGGGCAACGGCAAGGGAGGCAAGGGCATCCCGCAGGGCGGCACGGGCAGCGACATGAGCGAGGGCAATCCCGATGGCGACCCGAAGGATGGCGAGTCCGTGGCGCGTGAGCGCGGCGACGATGAGAAGAAGTCGGAGAAGGATTGGGATAGAGCTATCGCCCGTGCCGCAGCCTACGCGAAGCAGCAGGGCGAGTTGCCCGATGGTCTGGAGCGGATGGTGTCGGAGAAGGTGGACAGCAAGGTTGCATGGAGCGAGAAGTTGCGCCAGTACCTTCGCTTCGGCGTGAGCCGCGACCGCCGCGACGACTACCAGTTCGTCCCGCCGTCCCGCCGCTTCGTCTGGCAGGACATCTACCTTCCCTCCCCGTTCGGCTTCAACGCACCGAAGATCGCGTTCGCCGTGGACACCTCTGGCTCCATCGGAGATGCAGAGATGGCGCAGGCGGTCGCGGAGATTGAGCAGATCAGGCGCGACTTCGGATGCGCCATCTACCTCATTGAATGCGATGCCGAAGTCCATGCGGGTCGGTGGCTCGACGCTGCCGAAGCCGTCCCAACGAAGTTCAAGGGCGGCGGCGGCACGGACTTCGCACCCGTGTTCTCGCACCTTGAGGAGAACCGCATTCCCGTCGATGTATGTGTATACATCACCGATGGTTACGGGAACTTCGGTGACAAGCCTTCGATGGATGTCATCTGGGTTATGACCACGCCAGAGAAGCCACCCTTCGGGGATTACATTCAGATCGGAGTCCCGTCCTGACGGGAAAGAAAATCTGATAAATCTGTCCATTATGTGTAAAGTGGACTTGACTAGGGCGTCAAAACAAAATAATCTTCCCATGTGACCTTCCCCCACGGTGGGGGCAGGAACATCCCGAAACGCCTCTACCCCAAACAGGGCGACAGGCAACAGGAAAGACAGAAGGCAATGAGCAACCTCTTTACTAGCGTTTCAAACCCCATCGCCTCCAACATGGTTCGCAAGGCGGCTCTCACCGCCACCCTCAAGGACGCGGAATCCGCAGACAGGGCGTTCGTCATGGCGAACCCCAAGAGCGCCTTCAACGGAACCACGGTCGCCGTCATCGGCACGGGCTTCCAGATCGGAGCTCTGCCGAAGGATTCCGTCAAGAACGGCGCACTCGCGGAGTGGATCGTGGAGTGGACGCTGACCCACGGCAGCACCGACAAGGCGGCTCTGGAGGCGGCGATCCTCAAGAAGCACGCCGAAGCCGTCAAGTCGGAGCAGAACGGCGTTCCTGCCCTCGCGGGTGGCGCTGAACACATCCGCAAGATGTGGGAGCACCATATGCCCAACGCGGGCGCGGCTCTCGACCCCATCGGCTACACGCCGAAGGCTCCCAACTCGTCCATCGAAGGCGACACCGCCGCGATGTTCGTGGTGGGAGGTATCGCGGAGGCGGTCACGCCCATGAGCGACGATCAGTTCGCCGCTCTGGAGGCGGCATACAAGAGCGCAAAGGCTGCGCGTAGCGGTTCCCGCAAGCGCACTCCGAAGGTGGTGGGTTCCGCGACCACGGTGGTCGCGGGGAAGAACAACCCCGTCACCAAGTAAGGCACAACGGCGTCAAAACCAGACGCATACGGACACGAATCCCCTCCCCCCAAGACCGCGCATTGGTCTGGGGGAGGGGGCTTCCCCTAGCGGGCAAGGGAAGCACACACAACAGCCCCGCAGGAGTTTCAGAAATGCCCCGAAAGGCAAAGAACAGCGTCCTTCACCCGTCCGCAAACCCTCTGGCGGTCTGCACCGCGCTCCGCATCCCGCCCGCGACCTACTTCGCGGCGATGGCGAAGTTCGCGCAGACCATCCAGACCGCGACCGCAGACTTCGACCGTCTGGCGGGCGCTGACTCGCAGCGCCAGAGCGCCCTCCGCGCCCATGTCGCCTCGCAGATCGGAACCCTGCTGAACGGCGGCGATGGCGCTGCCACCGCGCCGAAGGCGGCGAAGCCGAAGGCTGCCGCACCGAAGCCGAAGGCGGGTCGCAAGCCGAAGGCTGTCGCACCGAAGGCGGGTCGCAAGCCGAAGGCTGCGAAGGCAGAGCGCGCGGCGGGTGGTTCGGCGGGTCGCCGCCCCAACGGTCCCGATGGCAAGGGCGTGAAGCAGATCGTGAGCGAGATCCTCCAGAGCGCCACCGTCCCGATGGCTACGGACGCGATTGAGGGTCTGGTGCGTGAGCGTTACGATGCGGCGGGGGTCAAGGTTCCCGCAAGCATCGGCGGGCAGATCGGCACGGCGCTCTCCGCGCTCTGCAACAACAACGAGGTGAGCAAGGAGGCGGGCGATGGTCGCCGCAAGCTCTACTCTTGGTCTGGCGCGGCGGTGACTGCGTGACCAACTCCGATGATCCCCGTGGGGGCGGCAACGCCCCCACGGGGGCTTCTCGCTTCTCCATGCTCGTGTGCTCCCCCAAAGGCGAGGATGTCGTGTCCACGATGATCCTAGTGGGCGGGGGAGACATCCTGCGCGTGTTCACGGACGGAGAGCACTCGGGATGGCACAAGATGACCTGCACCCGGCTGGACTACGAGGGCGGCGGCGATCCGCCTCATGTCCACTCCGTGTTCCAGATGATCGCGGGCAAGGCAGGTCTGGAGGAGGTTCCCGTTCATTCAATGGACAGCCACGGACTCTACGAGATCATTGAGTCAACCTGACGGCCGGCGTCAAAACCGTATGGGAGGGAATCATGGATGCAAGCAACTTCATCGCTCTCAAGGTCAATGCGGACTTCATCGAACGGACGGAGACTCTCCGCAAGGACTTCAATGCCATCATGCCCCGCAGGATCATGCCCCCTGCGGGCTATCTTGCGCCCCGCTTCTGGTGGACAACGGCGTTCACCGCCGTCCACCCAGACATTGAGATCGTCAACGGGATGTACCCCGAGAACCTCCGCGTGTGCGTGGCGAACGCCATGAGCATGATGCGGTCGCTGAACGCGCCTACCTACTTTCCTAGCAGGGAACTGATCGACGCGCTTGACAGAACCGATGTGGAGGGGATTGACTTCAAGGACATCCGCTTCCCTGCGGACTCCGTGATGTTCGTCCTGCCCATCGACCCGCCGTACAAGCCCTACCAGATGGAGTGGGAAGGAAAGGAACTCACCGTTGCGCCCGCCATCGTCACGCTGTCCCGCATCGGCGGCGACCTCAAGGGGTCTGCCACCACGCTGCGCGGCAGGGAAATGATCGAAGGCACGATGCTCGACAGCAAGGGCGATGTGGGATGGGTGCGCCTTCCCTGCGAGGGCGCGTGGTCGGACACGATGGAGAAGTACGGCAGCGACATCGTGTACGACCGCATGGGAGTTCCCGTCGATCCGAAGGGCAATCCCGTGATCCAGAGGGATACGGAGCAGACCCAATGGGCTTTCCGCATGGCTGTGAAGCTGGTGATCGCCATGAACACCATTGGCGACATCCACGCTCCCATGCCCAGACTCGTCCGCGAGGCAAACCCCAAGAAGGGCAAGGGGGAACTGTGGCAGGGTCAGGTGATGACCATGACACGCGCCCTTGAGTCGGAGTACGCGGGAGGAACCCATGCGAGTCCCCGCTTCCACCTTCGTCGCGGGCATATGCGTTCGCAGAGGCACGGCACGGGCAATCTGCTCGTCAAGACCGTGTGGATCAAGCCTACATGGGTGGGCAAGAAGGACAAGGCGTCAAAACCGGACGAGGTGATTGCATGAGCAAGAAGAACAGCACCATCCAAGAGAACGAGTCCGTCCTCGACAAGTTCATCCTCCCCGTCCAGAAGGAGCGCAGGGGGTACGCCGCGCACTTCAGCAAGGTGTACGCGCCGCTCATCTTGGATTGGCTGTCCGTCAAGGCGAAGATCAGTCCCGACAAGGGCATTCCCCTGTGCGTGTTGGTAGCCGAGCACGCACCCTTCATGCTGTCCGCTTTCCCCGCAGCCCAGATCAAGCCGCACCGAGAGCAGGTGGAAGCCACCGTGCGCCTCTGCCTTCTCACGGAGAAGGAGATGAAAGATTCGGAGGATTGGGACAAGCGATGGAGATACAATATGCTACGGCGTGAAGCAGACGGCATCGGCAAGGGGATGTGGCTCTATCGCTCTGGCTACGACGAGATTTCATTCACCTTCTACGGCGGTCACGATCAAGGCAGCACCGACGATCACATGATTCTGCGGGACGGAGAGGAAATGGACGAGATTGACGAGGAGATGGAAGGCAACTTCTCGCTTCAGGATTTCGTGGAGGACATCCTGCCCGAAGGCTTCGGAGACGGAGAGCCAGCCTACGAGGACGGGGAGTGCTCCATCGACCTCAAGACGATGAAGTTCTCCGTGGAGTGCTCCATGTCCGTCACGCGACACGAGCACATTGAGCGCGAGGGAAGCATATTCGGCGGGATCGACCTCGACTATCACGAGGATTGAGGCGTCAAAACCACAGGGTCACAGCCATGAGCCATCCATACTACCATAGCAAGTCGTCCGCAAAGAAGTTCGGTGGAGTCGCCTCCGACTATCAGCACATCCACGATTGGTTCGATCAGACAAAGAGCCATCTTCCCGATGCCCGCCACCGCGCGATCCTCCATTCCTCGTTCGGCATCTTCATGTGCGAACAGGTGTTCGGAACGGTGCTGACCCGCAAGAGCGATGGTCGCACCGTCCCCATCCGCGCCATCGGTGAGCAGCACGTGCTTGAGGACATGGGGCGCATCCCCACCCCGCAGGACTGGTTCAAGAATATGCCCCTTGAGGGATGGATGGTGAAGGGTGCGCGGAAGTTGTCGGAGGAACTGGAGAAGGAGGTCACTCCTTCGGACTCCACCCTCTGCGAACCCTCTGGCGTCAAAACAGAGGAGGTGCAGGCATGAACGATTCAATCGCATTCTTCGGATTCCTGATCGGGCTAGTCGCAATCGGGTTCGTGACGGGCTGGATGGTCTGCTCCATCATGTTCCTGCGCAAGTTCCACAAGGAGGACTGAAATGGGCGACTACTCAATCGACGGACTTATCCGCTACTTCCAGATGGCTCACAAGGTCATGGGATGGACGAGCACCGACAACTCATACGAGCACCATGTCGCGGAGATGCTGAAGAAGCTGCGCGACGAGCGCGACGATGCGCGCAGGCTCTACTGCGAGTATGCCGCAGAATGCGACACTCCCGAAACCGTCGCGGAGGAAATGGGTTGGGACTGCTTCCGCAAGTCGGACGAGCGGGGCTGCAAATGGGAATGGGACGGCAAGGCATGGATCGCCTCTGATGAGGACGATTGCAAAGAATCCGAGCCTTCGGAAGATCAGGACTACGACAAGCCGCTAGGTGGGCAATGGGTCGATGACGGCTCTGGTCCCGAAGAAGAACCTCCTTATGACAAGTACGATGGAGTCCTGCCCGGCGATCTGGGCACGGATCGCCCGTAGGGGCGTCAAAACAGCGGAGCCGCAGCCATGCTTCCTAACTTCGATAACCTGACCCTCTCCGTGCAGTCCTTCAGGGGTGGATACGCAACCTCCAAGTTGTCAACCCACTCGCCCTTCTTGGGCGTGGATCAGGACTCGCAGGGATATCGAAAGGGCTTCCTGTTCACGGAGATGTGGCGGTTGGCGAACCAGAGGGGCATGGATGCGATGGCTGTGCGCGGGATGTGCTCCGTCATGGGAGTTCCCTGCCCGCCCGAGCGCGGAGAGAGCGATGATCCATACTGGGACGCGGAGACTGTCCGCGCAGGATGGATCGCCATGTGCAGGGAGGTTCCCCTCATGCACCATCTGGCTCCTCCCGCCATCGCCGCCGATCCAGAGGTGAGCAACATGGTTCGGCTCCTCTACGTCGGGGATGCCACTTGGTCGTGGGACGATGTGGCGAAGTGCTGCCGAGCCGTCCTTCATGGATGCGGCGGCTATTCCCGACTTGAGACGAGGATCGTCATTCGCAACGAGTACGACGACCAGAGCTACAGCGATCAGGAGGTGCTTGCCCACTTCCTGATGAAGCCCACCGACCGCGTTGGCTTCGGCGGCGACGAGATCGAACTCGACGGATGGGACAAGAACCATGCTCCGACGATCTCGTTTGCGTGCCATGTGGACGATTCCTACAGCAAGTTGCTTCAGTCAAAGGGTTTGGAGCACGGCTACAGCAGTTCGTTCATCTACGACATCCGCACGGAGGAGTTCACTTCCCATGACCTCGCATCGGGGGTCAGCGTGGGCAGGTAGGCACTACAATGGGATCACACGATGGACAACCCACACGATCCCAAGGCAACCGTATCCGCAATCTGCTTCCATGAGAGGGCGGGAATATGCTTCCTGCGCGATTCAGAGGACAGGGTGTATCTGCTGTTGGGCGATGCGGGCGCTCCAGTTCTGGACAGAGACTCACCCACCGAGTCCATCATCCGTTTCATAGATGAGTTCCCCGACTGCCTCCGCTGCATCCCCTTGAGGGCACGGAGGCGCAAGGCTGTGAAGGCTGCCATGAGGCTGGCGCAGATGGGCGTCAAAACCGAGGAGCGCAGGACATGACCAAACTGAAGATTCATCCGCGATGGAACGAAGCCCTTGACTCCGCAAAGATCAGGTCGCAGGTAGCGGCTATGCTCGACGGAGGATTCGGCGAAAACCGATTTCAAAAAGCTTCTGCGAAGGGGATTGAGGATTTCTGCGCCGAACTGATGAAGAACGGCATGGGTGCGCTTGTTCCCGCAAAGATCGCCAAGAAGGTCGAGAGCGCGGAATCCGTGAAGGAGTCCGTGAGCAAGAGCCGACTGAAGCGGCTGACGGGGGAGCACGATGCCGACAGCGCCCGATGCGTGTGCGCGGCGTTCGCGTGGGCGCAGGGCATAGACTCCGTTTCATACCTCTATTACGGCGGTTGGGACGAGATCGACCTATCGGATAGCATCGTCTTTGAATGCGTGGACAAGAAGATGAACCTCGTGAAGAAAACGCATGACATCTGGAAGGCATCATGCGATGCCGCAGAGATGGTGGAGGATGCCATGTTCTGGGACTTCAACACCGACAGCGGCGCAGGCGATGGAACCAACTACAGCACATCCCTGACCATCGACCTCCTCACCCTCAAGTCCTCGCAGGGCGAGTACGAATGGGACGAGGAGGAAGACGAAAGCGACGATGATGACGGCGACCAGTATAGCGACGAGTCGCCTGACGAGGATTGAGGCGTCAAAACGGAGCCACCGAATCCATGAACACCGTACCCTACTGGCTTTCCCGATTGGAGCACATCATGGCTTGGTGGATCTCCACCGTTCCCCAATGGGCGCAGCCCAAGTGGTTCTGGAAGTGCTATTATCTGCTTCTGGATCGGTTCGGCTGACCAGAATGCTGCCCGTGGGGCTCGAATACCCATCATGTTCGTTGGCGTCAAAACAAGAGATAATCGTCCATGAAGTACGATGTAGTAATCCATCTTGAGCATGACAAGGCGATCCAGACCCAAATGGACGGGGTTGGCATCACCCACACCCTTGAGCAGGTGTTCGAGTGGGGTAACATCTATCAGCCCCAGAACTGCCGCTCCTTGAGCGTGGGCGATGTGGTGGAGCTGTCCATCCACGATCCGCTTGCAACCCTTGTCAGGTTCAATGCTTGGGGCGGCTGCTCAAGGTTCTTCCTGTGCTGCTCCGTGGGGTGGCGTGAGATGACCCGCGAGGAGTTCAAAGACTTCATCGCGCGGGACTTTCCATCCCGCTTGATGGATGCCCGTTCGCGGGAACGGGGGTTCACATGGGAAGATCAGCCGTCGCCCGCCTGACATTTGGATGGGCAAGGGCGTCAAAACCGAAACACCGAAGCCATGCTTATCTCGCACATTGACCTATTCAAGTCGGCAGAGGACGGAACCCTTGAGCGGAAGCGCCGCGCAGCGCGCAAGGCGTTCAAGGAGGCTACCGATGGCAAGGGGGCATTTCGTCTGTGGAATCTACTCTGCCCCCAGAGGCCATGGGACAGAAACACGGGCAAGTTCTCATCCAAAGTCTCGGTTATCCGCCTCATTGTCCGCGTGGAGAAGTTCGGCGGCGGGATGCGGTGCGAACACACCGTCAGGGGATGGATATATCCCAATGGTCGTGGATCATGGTCATCCGACCCTTCTGGCATGACCGATCTCTATGAAGAATCGAAGATCACCACGATGGGCGACCGTTCCAACGCTGATTGGGGCATCAAGCCCGATCTGGAGGAACTGCGTGGATACGCCCGAATGGTCATCGACACTCTGGGCAGCGACCCTCTCGCTGAACTGAAGTCTGCCGCCGTCATCAAGAGTCGAGTGAAGATCAAGGCATAGGGTTACAGGACTGTTCTTCATTCGCAGGAATGAAGTTGCAAGTTGTCGCACCGAATGCTAAAATCAATCCAGAAGCCCTCGTGGCGCAGAGGATAGCGCAGCGGTTTCCTAAACCGCAGGTCGTAGGTTCGAATCCTATCGGGGGCGTGTACCGAAAAAGAAGTGTCAGAGGAAACACTAATGCAGACGCAAAACACACCCACCGCAAAGCCTTCCAAGCCCGCACCGAAGCAGCCGCCCATGTGGAATGTCGTGCTGCACAACGACTCCGTGAATACCTTTGAGTATGTCATCCAGACTCTCATCACCGTCACCCGTCTGGAGCCTATCTCCGCGATGGACAGAGTTGTGGAGGCTCACACGAAAGGCATGACTGTCGTGGCGACTTGTCTGAAGGAACACGCGGAGTTCAAGAGGGATCAGTTGCAATCAAAGCGCCTAACGGCAACCATCGTGGAAGCCCCGTAAGGCGTCAAAACACAGGAAGCAGGGATATGCTCACCATCACCACGCTGAAGGACTCGGCTTACGGCAGTATCGGTCAATGGCTTTCTTCCGTCATCGACGGAGCGAAGTCGGACACGGATCAGGCAGAGATGGGCGCATCCATCTCCCTGTTCCTCGTTGAGAGAGGGCAAGCCCGCGCCCTCATCGGGGAATGGCAGAGGACGAATCGGATCATGTTCGTCTACCCAGACGGTCCCATGCTCACCGTCAGCCATGCAAGCGCGGATGACCTCTGCGCCCTTGCCAAGTCGAAACTGAAGGAGGAGGAGATGCCTGTCAGCTGCGTCATCGCATCCCTCATGGACACCACTTGGAGCGAGTGCGGAGGATTCAGCGAGAAGCGGGGCGAGATGACTGTCTCCATCCACTTCAACTTCGGATACCGCGCCCTGTCATTCGTTGGCATCGTCAGGAACTCCAGACCAGACGACGATGCCATCTGGATGATCCAGACGGATTCGCTTTCGGACAGCAAGTACGATGGTTGGTCGCGTTGGCTCACCCCTATTGAGACAGTTGGCGACGAGTAGGGCGTCAAAACCCAAAGACGGCATCCATGAGCCTCGCAGAAACCGCACAAAGCATCAATCAGGCGATTTCCAATGAACTGAACAGCAGGTTCAATGGTTGGACCGTGAGTCATTGGCTCCGAGATCAACCTGGATATTATGCACGCCTAAAGCCTTACTGCGTATGGACATCCACCTTCACGCGCAACAAGGTGTCTGGAAGTGTCCGCGTGGTGTGGACGCAGAACGGAAAGAACGCGTACATCCTAAAGGCTAACTGGACATTCAACCCCACCTCGTTCACGACCCGCGCCCACCGCGCCGACTTCATCATCGTGACGCAGGAGATGTCCAATAACGCACCGTTCGTGGAGCAACTCATGCGCGCGGAAATAGCGAACATGGGCGATCCCATCGAAGTTCTCGCAAAGAAGGCGAGAAAGTCCAAGACATCAAGTGCATGACACTACAATGGAGTTATCCCCCCAGCGAGGGGATGAACCCATTGGGCTTGCGGTCGCTGGACGCTTGAACAAACCATGAAGTACAACGGTACTCCAAACACAGCCGAGTGCGAGGCACCGAAGAAGGAATGCTGCTCATTCCTCGACCGGTGGCTATGCAAGGCGGGCGTTACACGCTCCCTTCTCATCACTCTGGCTCTGCTTCCGTTCTCATGGCAGGGAGTCGTCTGGATCAAGAACATGATAGTTCAGGTCTGGTCGCTCGTTGCCGACAAGATCGCGTAAGCCACTCCTCCACACGGGAAGGCGGTCAATGTCTCCGACTGCCTTCCCGTGTGCTTTTGCGGATGTAACTCAATGGCAGAGTCCCAGCCTTCCATGCTGGTTGTTGAGGGTTCGAGTCCCTTCATCCGCTTTCGGGGCGTCAAAACCGAGGGCGATGGTGCATGAGCAACACCGCAACCCCTATTGGCATGGACGCGTTTGAGAAGGCTTGGGATGACTTTCACGCCGCCATGAAGCCCCTTTCCGACCGCATCGGCTTCACCTCGTTCAAGGAATACAAGAGCATGAGCGAGGAAACGATGTGCTTCAATGCCAACATCACCCTCGACGGCAAGAAGGTTGGATACGCGAGGAACGACGGCCAGGGCGGGGAAACCGCGATCTTCTTCGATGATGTCTCCATGTGGGACTCCCTCAACGCGGAGATTCGCCGCCTTTGGAATGGCGATCCCAAGGACATCCTTGGACTCGAAACCTTCATCTCGTCCCTTGCCTCCGAGTTCGCAAGCCACAAGGATTGGGATGCGTATGCGAAGCGCGTAGTGAAGCGCGGAGGAACCGCCTTCCGCTGCGCGAAGGCAGAGCGTCCCGCCAAGACCTACCAGTTCGCCACGCTGAACAGCCGCAACCCCGCTTCCGTTCAGAAGGCGCGCAACGACCTCGTTTCGCAGGGCTTCGTCATCCTCGCGGAAGCCTGACGCGATACAATATGCAACGGGAGAGGGAGCGGGTGAGCCTCCGCGCCCCTCCCGCTGCACATGGCGTCAAAACAAAAAGAAGACTGGCATGAAGAACAAAGGCGACAAGTCCCAGTATAAATCCCTGATCGTCGTGGTGAACAATCTCGTAGAGGCTGTCAAGTTGCTGACGGCAGACAACGACCGACTTGAGGGTGAAAACTGCAAGTTGTCCTCGTACTGCAAGTTGCTTGAGGAGCAGATCGAAGACTTGAAGAACCGCCTAGCAGCGCTTCAAGAGACTGGAATCAGCAACGAAACCGCCGCTCAAGCGGCAGATTGACAGGAGAAGCACATGGACCTTCCATTCCACACCACCATCATGGGTCGCCGCTTCATCGAAGGAACGGTTCCCCAACTCGTTGAGAACATCGGGCTGCTGAACTCCCGCCTGACCGCCCTTACGCAGCAGATGGCGACCATGCAGGACACGGTGAACCGCATTTCTGCCGCCGTGGAGCGGATCGAAGCCGCCTCGCCCCGCAGCGATGAGGATAAGATGGCTGAAATCAGCGAACGGTAGCGGGAAAAATCGCGGGGAGAACTACAATGGCGTCAAAACCACGGAGGCAGCGCCATGCCCATCAGGAACCTCGGATACGCCTGTGTGAACATGACCCTCGGTGAGATCAAGCCCGCCTCCAAGCGGGTGTTCACCGACAGAACGCTCCGCATGGACGGGTTCTCCCTCCGCAGGGCAAGCGAACTCGCCCTCAAGAACGCAAAGGATCTGGTCAGGGTGATGGAATGGAACGCGGAGCATGGCATCCGCTTCTTCCGCGTGGGTTCGGGAATCCTCCCCTTCGCAGATCACCCCACTCTGGGCTATGGAGTTTCGGAGCTCGACGATGCCGAAACCATTGCTGCCATCATGGGTCGTGCGGGCAAGATCGCCCGCGACAACGGGATACGGCTCTCCATGCACCCTGGTCCCTATACCTGCCTCGCCAGTCCCATTCCTGATGTCGTGGACAAGTCCATCAAGTGCCTTCTCATGCACTCTGCCATTGGCGATCTGCTTGGCGCGGGATGCGACTTTCCCATAAACATCCACATGGGCGGCACTTACGGCGACAAGAAGGCTACCACCGAACGGTGGATCGCCGCCTATGATTCCTTGCCCACCGATGTTCGTTGCAGGATCACCCTTGAGAACGATGACAAGCCATCCATGTGGTCGATCCGCGAACTGATGGCGGTGCATGAGGGATGTGGGGTTCCCCTTGTCATTGACATCCACCATCACAACCTCCACGACGGCGGCGATAGCCTGCCTGATGCGGCGGCGATGGCTTTCTCCACATGGGAAGCCCACCGTGTCCCCAAGATTCACTACAGCGAACCACGGTCGCCCGATATGCCCCAAGCCCATGCCGATTGGGTCGATTCGACCATTCCCGCGCTCTGCCCTTCCCGCGAGTACGATGTGATGATCGAAGCCAAGCAGAAGGAGCGCGCCCTGCTGAAGTACCTGTCCCGAGCATGAGGCGTCAAAACATCGGCAGTCAGGGCAAGGAGACACCACTCATGGCACTTCACTACGACCTGTCCGCAATCGAGAACAACGCATCCGTGTGCTTCAAGGCTGATGGCGGCATGAAGCCCATCACGAGCATCATCATCCACTATATGCTCATCATCGACCTTCCCGCGATCACCCGCGAGAATGTCGCGGAGGCGTATGCCCGCATCGCCATGTACGAGCGGATCACTTCCCACCTGTCCAATGGAACGGACAACATCACCCTTGCCGATGTGGTGGCGCACATCGGACTCAAGACGAACACCTCCAACTCCTCCCGTGCGGAGTGGCTGAAGCGGGTGAAGGACTGGGTGAAGCGCGACTTGGACGAGATCCATTCCCGCACCCTCAAGGCTCTTGCAGAGCAGAAGTCGGCAGTCTGACCGAAGGCGTCAAAACCAGAGGATCACAACCATGCTGAACTACGACCTAACGGGCATCAACAACTACAAGGAACTTTGCTACGACGGCGAGGGCAGGGTCAAGGCCTCCACCATCAACATCGTGGGCTGTCTCGCGATCATCGACATAAAGGAGATCACCCGCGAGAACCTCCCCGAAGTGTGGACCCGCATCTTCCTTGCGGAGCGGATGCTAAACGACAACGCCGACCGCATCAGCCTTCAGGATGTCATCGCCCACATCGGGCTGAAGACGAACCTGTACGAGAACAAGCATCACGCTCCACGCGACCGATGGCTCAAAGAGATTCTGCCGAGTTTCACGGCGAAACTCATTGAACGCGCAGACAAGCAGCATCAGAACGCCGTCCTCACTCTGGAGTGGATGGTAGATTGAACTGCGACCGAGGCACCCTCCCCGCCCCGTGAAGTTGGGGGCGGGGTTCCTCGACGCACGGCGTCAAAACCGAAGCATCGAAGCCAAAGGAGAACCAAATGGCAAAGCCCAACGGATTCCAACTCGCAGGACACATCGGCGTGGATTCGGGTCAGGTCATGCTTATCGACCCGTGCTACATCAAGAAGGACTTTGAGTGCGAGTACGGCGACAGGCCCTCCCTCAACTACGCGGGTGCTTGCGAAGCATCCCTGTCGGACAGGATGTGCGGCAACTTCGGAGGCAACAAGCACTCCAACACGCTTGCGTTCTGCACGGGAACCACCCACGGCGACGGGGTGTACCCCGTGTATGTCAAGCGCAACCGTGATGGTCGCGTGACCGCCATGATGATCGACTTCGACTCCCCCACAGATGACGATGACGATGAGTGATGGCGTCAAAACGAAGGAGCCGCATGGCATGAAAAGCCTCTACGAGCAAATGGCATCCGCGAACCTGATGACGGCTTGCAATGTCCTCAACAAATCCATCAATGACAACGGTTCCTTCCTCTCACCGAGTCAGAAGAAGCACATCTTTGACTCAATCGTGTGCATGATCGAATCGGTGAGCGGGTCGAGCGTCCAGCGCGACTCCCTCGTTGAGTCGTGGGACTTCGTGAAGGAAGTGATGGGCGCGGTCGCGGGTTCCGATGCACCGCCCATTGAGATCGACATGGCGTTGGAATGCGTGGAGGAAGCCGTGCAGACGCTCCTCCTCGTCAACGCAACCACCTGAAAGGAACAAGCATGATTCTCAAGACCAAGCGTGGAATGTACGACTTCGAGATCGTGAGTAAGGACTTCACGCGGATGGAGTCCACCTTCGCGGAGCTCGACAAGCGGCTTCAGGCGAGGCAGGTGGGAACAGGATACTGCCTTGTCAGCGGGGAGCGCGACCATCACTTCGCCTGTCGAAGCGAGGTAGATGCGGACAGGATCATCCGAGCCTACCGCGCAGCCTTCAAGGGTCGCAGGGTTGGCATCTCCGTTTCGGACAATAACACAGAGGAATAAGGCGTCAAAACATCAGGAGCAGGCTCATGGCAAACTACACTACTGTCATCAGGCTTTCAGAAGAACTCACGGCGAAGGATCTTTCGGTTCTTGAGGAGCGCATCGGGTTGAACGATGCCACTACGCAGATCGTGGTGGAGGACGGTCAGGCGACCGTCGATGTGGAGGCTGAAACCGATCAGGAGGCAGATGGCATAGCCGATGCCATCTGTCAGTCGGTGCGCGAGATCGACCCCGATGCGGAGGTCGAGATGGTGACTCTCAACGACTCGGAGCAGGAGGATGAGGAATCGCCCGACAGCAAAGACGAGGACGATGACGATGACTGGGACGATTTCGAGGAGGACGAGGACGAGGACGAGGACGAAGATGAGTACGAGGAGTGATGGCGTCAAAACATCAGGAGCAACACCATGAGCAACATCCACCCCATCTTCGCAAGCACCATCAAGACCATGAGCCGAGCCTCCATCTTGGCGTGCCCGCACGCCATCTTTGAGCCTTCGCACTACCGCATCGACGGCACTTGCCGCTGCAACGACAGCAGCCATGCCGAGATGGGCGAGTGGGGCTACAAGTGGGACGGGAAGGCGTGGGTCGCCCCCGACGATGACCATTGACAACTGAACATGGCGTCAAAACAAAGCACCGAATGACACTCGACCGTGCGAGTATAAACAGAGCTTAGGCACGGTGCGGCAGGGAAACCTGCGTGCCCTCGCAGGACGCGCATCATCAGAGTGGACTTTGGCAGCCACGCAACACCTTGCAAGGTTCTGATGGACGCGAGAAAATGCCGTGCTAACGGCATCCGTGTGCGCATGAGGTAATGCCTCTCATGCGTGCTAGAGGGAATAGATACCCCGAGAGCGCAAGGGGACGCAAGCCGCGCAGCCGCAAGGGTCGCTCCCGAACGGAACAACTGCGCGGCTTGTGCATTTGAATGAGCGGCGTCAAAACCGAAGGACCGAAGCCATGAAAGAGTACAAGAACATTCACAACGCCCTGTCGAAGATGAGCGAGTCCGAACTGATCGCGGTCGTGGAGGCGGCTCGTGTCGCCCTCGCGGACGCGGAGATCGCGGAAAAGATCGGGGAGATGATGGATCTTTCCGACGCGGAGATCAATCATCTTCAGAACAAGTGCCACCAAATCATGCAAGGCAATGAAGCCTCGCCATACTGAAGGAGAGCAAGATGAGCTACGGACGCAATCAGGACGAAGGAATGAACGGCAAGACGGTCGCCCTTTGGAGTGTCGGCATCGGCGCGGTGGTACTCACCGTGGGTACGGCATGGCTCTACATCGCTCCCAAGTACCGCGTGTGGAGCGCAGAGCAGACGGGCATGGCGGAGTTTGTGCAAGCGGAGCAGAACCGCAAGATCGCCGTGCTTGAGGCGGAGAGCAAGTTGGAGGCGGCGAAGAGCCTCGCCCTCGCGGAAGTGGAGCGGGCGAAGGGAGTCGCGGAGGCGAACAAGATCATCGGGGAATCCCTCAAGAACAACGATGCCTACCTCCGTTGGCAGTGGATTCAGAACCTTGAGGAAGGCAACAACGCCGTCATCTACATCCCCACGGAGGCGGGGCTGCCCATCTTGGAGTCGGGCAAGCGGGGGAGCATCCCTTCCGATAAGTAAGTCATCTTTCTCCTCTGTCCCCTGCCGCAGCGCGAGGTATGCTGCGGTGGGGCGATTGCATGGCGTCAAAACCGAAATACCATTAGAACCATGCGTTTCCTCGAATACTACGTCTATTCCATCGACCGCTACGGAGATGCGGCAGAAAGCGATGTATTCACGAGGATCGCAGAGGCTCGTGAATACTTCTACGAGAGGTGCGAGGAGATATCCCTGCCCCTTGACCTCAACCGCATGGAGGAGGACGGTCCCGTGGGCTTCGTCCTTGAGAAGATCACGATGAACGGGGAAAAGACCCTGATGTGGTATGGGGATGCCTCCCTGATGGATTCGTGGGCGCATCCTGCGGATGCCTTCTTCGATCCTCTGAAGCAACTCGTCAAGGCATCCAAGCAGGGCGTCAAAACAAGGAAGGCAAAGGCATGAAGAACGACAATCCATCCAACACCGAAATCGTCTGCGGGGTCATCAGCCTCGCAGCCCTCCTTGTCGCACTCCTCGTACTCGCCGCCTAAAAAGGAGCATCCATGCCCAGTTTCATCGTCAAGATCGACGCACCCGACCTTCAATCCCTCGACAACGCGCTGAACGACGCGCTTGACAACGGATTTATGAGCAGGGACAAGAGCATCGACGGCTTCTACATCCTCGTGGAAGGCGTGAACAGCCTCGCCCATCTCCACACGGACGAGCATATGGAGCAGGAGCGGCGGGAGGCGAACGACCTCGCCAACACCATGCGTCTCATTCGGCTGTCCGAAGTAGGGAGCGGTTGAACCGCACCGCAGCCATCACCGCCGTCCTCGCGTGGACGGCGTTGTTCATTCCGCCCCGCCTTCGCCTCACGACCCACATCCCTCGCACCGCGATATGCGAGGCGTCAAAACCGGACGCACCTAACCATGCTTACCCTCACCAACCCGACCATCGACTACACCTTCTTCAACGAGATCAGCGGCAAGCGTGATTCGCGGCGCGTGTGGTACTTCACCAAGGACATGATGACCCGCGTGTTCAACCTGTCCAAGAGCCACGATTCCATGTGGCATAACTCCGCAGATATCAAGGCTGGCGCGTTCTACAGCCTCGCGGAGTTCGCCAACAAGTGCTACGCGAACGGAGCGGAAGGCATCCGCATCGTGCAGGATGATTCCCTGTTCGACCGCCCCGCCGCGCAACCGAACTCCTACTGGGGCGTGACCTTCGATGAGGCGACTGCCACCGTCAAGGTCAGCAAGGGCTTCATGCAAATCCTCATCAACAGTCAGAAGCCATGACACAAAGAGGACGGGGGAGAGGCAGCGAAGTTACCGCCCTCCCCCCTCTTTCCCATCAAGGCGTCAAAACACGGAGCACCGAACTATGATCACCACCACCAACATCAAGTTTGAGACTCACGACGGGCTGATCGCAAGCGCAGATGTTCTCTGCACCCTTGCGACGAAGGGCTTCTACGATGGACCAATCCATCAGGACTACCTTCGGAACACCCCGCTTGGGGCGTGCTATGTCCTCAAGGACAGGGGCTTCGATGCCTTCATCGACGACAACGACATTGCCGACCGCGCCATCCGCGTGACTGGTCAGGACGGTCGCACGGCTGTCCTCAAGTGGGTGGTAAGCGACCACGACAACGAGGAAGGCTACGAGGTGGTCGAAGTCCATCAGGGGATGTGGTAGCCATGCCGTCCCCTGCCAACCACCCGTGGGGATTCAAGGCGCAGAAGGCGTTGAAGGCGTCAAAACCAGAGGCTCCGAAGCATGAAGAACCAACACCAACTCGCCCGTCAGATCGCAAGCAGCCGCGCGCGGGAACTCCAAGCGGCGGGAATCCGTCAACGCCCGAAGGCGTGGGACGGTCGCAAGTCCCCCAAGCAAAGCCGTCAGGAGTGGCGGCAGCGCGGGGGAATGTGAAGAAATCCGTCAAGCGGGCTTGACAAGCAGGGGCAACCTGCTAGAATGCCTGCGCCAAACCTGATCTTTTCCCCCATGGGCTGCTGCGCGATTCGCTCGTGCGGCAGCCTTTCTTCTTGGGCGTCAAAACCGCGTCCAGTCGAGCAAGGAGACAAACATGGCAAAACTCTACGGAACGATGAAGGGCAGCAGCAACCAGACCGTGACTCGCACGGGGAGCCGATACATCGAGGCGGCGATCAAGAACTTCGGCTACTCCGTGTCCACGCACATCATGGATTGCGGCGGGGGCGACAAGGATATCGTGGACATCCTCCTCACCGACCTCCGCACGGGGAAGAACATCACGCTGTTCCACGGAACCTTTGCGGAGATGAACGACCCCATTCGCCTCCTGCAAATCACGGCGGCGGGAGCGAAGCCGTGAGCGTTCACATCGACGGCATCTCGCGCCAAATCTCCGCACTTCCCCACGACCACCCCGCGAAGGTTATCGGGGCAATCGCGGTCAACGGGATGTGGTTCATCAACTATGTCTCGCAGATCGACCCCGAACTCTATCGCCGCGCACGGGACTTCGCCATCGACTGCACGAAGATCGACGGCGTGATCGTGAGGGATGCTAACGGAGTCATCTCCGTGACCCCCGACGAGCCGAACGAAACCGACAGCGGCGAAGCCTTCTGAACGGCGTCAAAACCGGGCGGGGAAAAGCATGAGCAAGAGAACAAGCACATTCTTCCTCGTCGTGGGCCTCCTCGTGTGCCTCCTCCTCGTCGTGTCGCTTGCGTGGGGGACATTCTACTTCGCGTGGCGCGGAGGATGGTTCGGCATCGTGGCTGTATTCGTCGCCCATTGGGTAGGCTACCTCACTCACGGACTCAAGTAGGCGTCAAAACCGCAGGAGAACGGGCATGAGCAACAGCACTACCATCTCCCCCTCCGACATGAAGCGCATGGGTTTCGCCCTCCACGACCGAGGCGGAAGCCTTTGGTGGGAGCGTCAGCACCCGTCCGTCGCCCAACTTCGCTTCGTCGTTGCGGCGAGTTACAGCCTCTACGGCGAGGATGGCATCGTCCGCTTGCCAGCGGAGTGCATGACCCTGCACGGCGACGAGCAGGACGGCAATCCCGCCACCTGCCTCTTTGCGGGGCATTGCACAGGGGATCAGATCGGGCTTCTCGCCAACGAGATGTGCGCCATGACCCCTAGCGCGGTGCGGATCATGCTGATGGCTATGGCTTGAGGCGTCAAAACCGCAGGGGATAATCCATCATCGCGGCAAAGCCGCAAAGGACTACCGACATGAGCATCCCGACATTCGACTCTTTCTGCGCGGACGAGGACATGGACATTCTCACCCGTGAGCAGGTGAACGCCCTGCTCCTCACCGTCCACCGCTTCATGGCTTCGGCGGGGGATATCGCGGTGAACAACCGCTACCTCGCCATCCGTGGCGGGAACCTCGACTACTACGCAGGGCTTGAATACTCCTCGCGCAACCTTGCCTTCGAGGGCAGGGGCTTCAAGGTCTGGGAACTCAACGAGGACGGGGATTCCTGCAATGCCGCGTCCATCGCGGAGCGTGCGAGGAACCTCCTCGCGGGCAAGCCTCCCTACGGCGAGGACGAGGCAGAGGCGGCGTAACGCCCCTCCACGACGAACACGGCATCCCTGATCGAAAGGTCAGGGATTGCCCATTGACTTCAGGGCGTCAAAACCGCGGGAGGACAATCACCATGAAGCAGATCACTACCACCGTTCGCACCCTGCCCGAGATGAAGTCTGCCGTCGAGAGCGGCGAGATCAGCCGCACCGCCTACGAGCGCGCGTTCGACTTCTGCGCGCAGGTGAACACCGATCACGACTGGTGGGATGGAACCGTGGACACTTGGAAGAACGCTCTCGCGGAGATCGGCTTCAACGATGCCGACATCACCTTCAGCGGTTTCTACTCGCAGGGGGACGGGGCTTCGTTCACGGCTTCCCCCGATGCCGCCACCCTCATCCGTCTGTTCGGCAATCCTCCCGCGCCAAGCACCGTCATCGGCGCGGAGGACGGCAAGGAAACATTCGCCGCGTGGCTGGCGAACAAGGTGGGCGGCATCCGCAAGACGGACTTCTCCGCCCTGCTGCCACTCGCCGTGGAAGGCGAGGCGTGGGTGACTCTCACCCGAAACTCGCACCGCTACGCACATTCTGCCACCGTCGCGGTGGAAGCGGACTGCAATCCCCCCGAGCAGGGCGACGAGATGCACGACCTCGCGGACGCTGCAAAGCACGGAGGCGATATCGACTACCGCGCGGAGATCGGCTACTTTGAGAATGCCGTGAAGGAAATCTACCGCGACCTCTGCGCGGCAATCTACCGCGACCTGCGCGACGAGTACGAGTACCTCATGGGGGAGGAAGCGGTCATGGGGTGCGCGGAGGCGAACGAGTACCACTTTGACGAGGCGGGGAGAATCGCCTGCGCATGACGCGCGGGAAAGCCCCCGGTGGGGCGTCAAAACCGCAGGGTGAGAAGCATGGCTATCACCGACTCATCCTTCATCGACAACGCGGACGACGACACCCTGATCCAAGCCTTCCTCGACCTCGACGGGGACTTTGACCTCTGCGTCACGCAGGGCGACCGCGACCGCCACACGGAATCCATGCGGGAGCTCCACAAGGCAATTGAGGAGCGCGGCTACACCATCAAGACGGTTGGTCGCGGAGGATGGAAGATCACGAAGTGAAATCGGGCAAGGCGTCAAAACCGTAGGGATCAGATCAACAACCATGCGGCTCAGCCGCGAAAGGCTACCACGATGAGCAAGAAGAAGATCAACCTCAACGCGAAGTCCGCTGCTGCGAAGGCTCTCATTCAGGAGCTCGCAGACCTTCTCCCCAACAGCACGGAGAGCGGCGAGATCACCGCGACCGTTCGCTTCACGGCGAACACGGGCTGCGAGTACGATCAGCAGTTCACGAACGCCATGAAGCCGCTGCGCCTGCTCTGCATCGCGCTCAAGCGCATGGGCTTCCAGCGCGACGGCTTGGAGGAGATGGCGGCAGACATCGCCGCCATGAGCGAGGAGGAGTGGGCGGCGGCAGAGGAGGCTTTGTCCCCCGCCGTTACGGAGATGATGGAGCGGCTTGGTAAGCCGTACATCAAGAAGGTGGCAGGTCGCACGACCTACCCCCAAGTCGAGGGCGAAGCGACCCTCGCCTAACGAAAGGTAGCCGCGAGGGACGCGGGGCGAGTAGTGCCGCCCCCGTCCCTCGCTTTCCCGCCCGGTTGGGGCGTCAAAACCAGAGGATGAGAAGCATGAATCCCACCCTAGACTACCTCGGCATCGTGGAGAAGAACATTGTTCTCGACCTCGCGCGCCTCGCGCTCAAGAACATGGACATCTGCGAGGAAATCGCAGAGTCATATGACATGAGCGGAACGGAAATCTCCGACTTGCGAGATAAGTTGGGCGAGTAGCACCGTCCCTCGCTTTCCCGCCCGGTCGAGGCGTCAAAACCAGAGGATCGCAATCATGCAAAGCACTACAAACAACAAGCCCATCACCTACCCGCACCGCCTGATGGAAGCCAAGTGGGACGGCAAGACCCCCAACGGAACCGCCTACAAGGCGGGCGACAAGGTGATCTACTGCTGCCTCGCGCGCAGGATCATCAGCGTCTACCGCCCGCGCGAGGGGGAGACGAAGGCAGCCTAACGGCTGTCACCACGAGGCGTCAAAACCGCAGGAGAACGGGCATGAGCAACAGCACTACAAACAACATCCCCCCTGACGCACCCGCCGACTACATGCCCGACAACGGGCATGGAAAGCCCTCCCATCTCCGCGCACGAAGCGGGGGATGGGTCGCCACCCCGAAGGGATACCGCACCCGCGAGGATGGATTGCCCTCGCACAAGTATCTCCGCATCGACGGGGAACTTCAATGGGTGGAAGTCCCCTCCGTCGATGAACTGGAGGACATGGTGTACGACTCCGTCTGCGACAGCGTAGACGGCGAGACTGTTGAGCCCGACCACCCCCGCTCGTGGCTCCGAATCCTCGGGCTGATCTGATCCACCCCCCCCACGCGAGGCAGGGCGAGTAGTGCGCCCTGCCTCGCATCATTGCGCCCGGCTAGGGCGTCAAAACCAGAGGACGAGAAGCATGGCTACCACCACCCAAACCGAACATACTCACGCTAATGTCCTGTTTCACGATGAGGATGTCATCCTGATCGACGCATTCCACGAGGACTGGGATTCAGAGGTATTCTGCGCCCATCACACGGGATTGAACGGATTCGCGCGCGGTTATGTCCGCGCGACATGGGGCGCGGCTGCAAAGATCAGCCAAGAGGCGCGTTCCAACGACTACATCGTTGAAGTCGATGGTAGCGTGGTCACCACCATTCGCAATGTCATTTATGACCTTGCGAACGCAGAACAAGCCGCGTTCTGCGGCTACGGTGTGTACGCTAATCCTAGCCGCCCCCGCCGCGATCCCCATTGAAACCTCAACCAAGAGGACAATCGGTAGCCCGCCCGGCTAGGGCGTCAAAACCGTAAGATGAGAAGCATGACTACCGCCACCACCAATCTCCGCGAGGAAATCGTCAATGAAGTCCTCGCACGAAACTCGGATCGCCTCACGACTCTGGGGCAGGAACTCGCGTTCCATCTCGCCGTCCGTTCCTGCATGAAGGAACTGGATGGCAAGAGCGTGACTCGCCGCATTTGCGGCAAGGTCGCCGAAATCCTCGGATGGCAGAACGCCACCATCGTCCTGACCGATTCCGAAAACGCATTCGTTTCTTGGACGATCACCGCGTGGGGCGGCGAGTCGAATCGGAAGCACGACAACCGCCTCACGGCGTGGCTTGGCTCCCGTGAGGGGATGTATTCCCCCAAGTGCGTGAACTTCAAGGGTTGGGAAGCCAACTCCTGTGGCGTGCAGCGCACGCTAAACGCCATCGCGGAGCATAAAGCCGTGACCCGCGAAGGCGCGGAAGCCCTCGCGGATGCCCTGATCGCCGTCCACGAGGCGAAGGAACGGTTTGCCGCCCTCGCGGAAGGCTCCCCCGTTTCTTCCTACGCGGAGGAAGCCTTGAACAGCCTGACCTGAACGCGCGGGGCGGGGGCGAGTAGTGCGCCCCCGTCCCTCGCTTTCCTGCCCGGTCGAGGCGTCAAAACCGAGAGTGCAGAGGCATGGCTACCAGCAACAACATCTTCAACGCATTCATGTCGGCTCTCCCCGATGCCACCCTCGCCAAGCCGCACTACATCGTGCTGTGGAAGCGGACTCCGTTCTACGGGGGGCCCGAAGAGGGCGGCTGGTGGGGAAACGACGAAACCCCCGTCGCGTACCACCGCGTTTCCACCCTTGAGGCAGCGGAGGAACTCCGCAAGCAGATCGAAGCGGAAGCCGCCGCTCATACCGCCGAGGCTTCCCGCGCCCACGGCGAAGCCTGCCTGAACCAACTCGCGTACTGCGAGGCGCGTGGCATCGACGACTCCAACAGCGTCTACGGCGAGGATGACGGTGCGGAATCGTACTATGTGACGGTGCAGGAGGAAGTCCCCGAGGCTTCCCGCGGCGACCGCCACTATTCGTAACATCTTGCGGGGGCAGGGCGAGTAGTGCCGCCCTGCCCCTACGCTTTCCCGCCCGGCTAGGGCGTCAAAACCCGATGCACCGAAGCATGGCTACCCCCAAAATCTTCATCCCCGACACTCTCCCCGCTCCCGTGACCGTCCGCTACGGGTTCGCGTCCAACGCGATGGCGTTCCCCGCGGGAACGCCCATCATCCCCGCTGTGAATCAGCCGTGGAGCGACGATCCTGCCGATCACATCGTGGCATGGATCGTCACCGACGAGATCCCCATGACCGACTTGCAGCAGTCATGGGCAGAGAACTACGGCTTCCCCGTGTACCGCGACCAACTGGAACCGTTGACCGCCCTGCGCGCCGCCGCAGGGGAATGAACAAAGCCGCGAGGGACGCGGGGCGAGTAGTGCCGCCCCCGTCCCCCGGTTGAGGCGTCAAAACCCGATGCACCGAAGCATGACTACCAACAATGACAAGATCAACCTGACCGCTTCCCATGCCTGCAAGATTTGCCGTGGCAGCGGGTGGGTTCAGGAATCTCACGGCGAGGTTCTCGACTGCGAGTGCGCTTTCGAGGGTGCGCCCAACACGCCCGAGGCGCAGGAAGCCATCGACGCGGGACGGTTCACCGTCTCCCCCGCGCCCGAATACATCGCGGCGATGGAAGCGTTCAACCGCGCCTGCGAGGAGCAGGAAGCAGCCGATTATCGCGCATATTGGGAAATGCGCGCGGCAGAAGCAGCCGAGTCGAATGCCGAGTCGAATCCCGACGCGTGGATCGACAACGCCCTGCATTCAGCCTGTGAAGGCGATTGCGGGGACATGGAATGAACAACGGTTGGTAGCCGTGCGGGGGCGGGGCGCAAGCCCCGCCCCCGCTACCGTCCAAATCCAGGCCAGTTTGTCATTGATTCGCCTCACCATGGCGTCAAAACCCGAAGGTCAAGTGCATGACTACCACCACCTACAACACCCCCGTCGTCGGCTCCTCCTCCACATGGGGCAAGATCCAGTCCGTCAAGCCCATCGCGGAGGGCATCGACTGGATCACCACCGCAAGTCACGGCGGTTTCGTCGTGTCCCCTGCGCGGCTCGAGCAGATGCCCGAGAACCTGCGCAAGTGCTCTTTCACGCAGGACAATAATTTCGAGGAGGATTGTTCGTGGTGCGCGGTGGTCATCGCGTTTCCCAATCACTTTCCCGTCAACATCCTGCAGAACGCCCGTGAGTGCTACGAGGCGTGCTACAGGGCAAAGCACGGTTGGTAGCCGAGCAGGGGCAGGGGCGAGTAGTGCCGCCCCTGCCCATGCGTCACCTGCCCCGGTTGAAGGCGTCAAAACAGGATGCACCGAAGCATGGATGCCACTATCATCACCGCCACCGTTCCTGCGCCCGTCACGAATCAGAACGACTGGAAGGACAAGCCGACCGATCAGATGTCGGCTTCAGAGTTGTATGCCATCGCCATAACAAACTACGGCGACCGCCGCATCCCGTGCATCACGGAGCTCATGTGGCGTGCAGAGAAGGGATCGTGGTACAAGGCGGAACTCGACCGCCTCCGTGCGAAAGCGGCCGAGTAAGGACGATGCGCAGGGCGCGGGACTCCAGTCTCGCGCCCTGCGTCCTATTTCAGCCGCATGCCAACCCGCCCGGCTAGGGCGTCAAAACTGTAGGATGAGAAGCATGACTACCAACAACCACATCGTAATCGAAGGTTCGATGGTTCCCCTCGTTCGCCTCACCGCGATGCTCCGCGGAGCGGAGTTTGAGGCGCGACAGCGCGCGCAGGGGAGCAAGATGCTCGTCACCCGCGTGGGCGGGGGAGCCCTCGCAACCGCTCGTCGGGAGTTTGGGCTTCCGCGCAGCACAAAGCCCGATGCCGTCTGCGCGGTCATCCGCGCAGCCATCGCCGCAGAGCGAGCCCGCCTCGGACTCGCAGAGGAGGCAGAGGGCAGGTAGTCCCCTCGCGCCATCCGCAACCAACGCCCTCGCCTCCCGGCGGGGCGTTGTCGTTTGAACAGCCGCACCACCATGGCGTCAAAACCGCGATGGTACAGGCATGGCTACCACCACCATCTACAACCCCCACAACGACAACACCCCCGATGCCCTGCGCGCCGTCGCGAACAACTGGTACTTCACCAACGCGGACACGCAGAAGGTGCTGCTCCGCGCGGCAGCGGAAATCGAAGACCTCCGCATCCGCATCGCCCGTGCGGAGGCGCAGATCGTCGCCCTGTCGACCAACGACCACGGGCAGGGGTACGATTGACCGAACCGCAGGGGGCGGGGCGCAAGCTTCGCCCCTACAACCGTTTGCAGGAATCACGGATACGCCGGCCGGCGTATCCGTGATTGTGTCGCTGCATGGCGTCAAAACCTCGAGGGCATCGGCATGAGCAACTTCATCTACAACAACGCCCCTCGTATCTTCCAGACCCTCTCTCTTGTCATGATCGGATGCGTGATCGCGCATCTGATCGGACCCGCCGCGTGGCGAGGCGGGCAGCCCGCGTGGCAGCCCGTTCCGATCCTGGGCGGTTTCGCCGCCGCCGCCCTGACCCTCTGGGCAGGAATCTACATCTCCCGAGCCCGCGCTTGGGAGGCGCGCCGCGTGGCGGAAGGGCAAACGCGCAGCAACTAACGGTTGGTAGCCGTGCGGGGGCGGGGCGCAAGCCCCGCCCCCGCAACCGTTTGCAGCAATCACGGACCGGCTGGTCCGAGATTGGAGCGTCAAAACCGCGAGGGCAGAGGCATGGCTACCACCACCATCACCATCCTTCTGACCCCCCGCAAGTCGTGCGAGGACTGCCGCGGAAGCGGCTGGGTGCACGACCCCGTGCACAAGTGTGACATGTCATGCGAGTGCGCGCTGGAAAGTGCGCCCGCCACGCCCGAGGCGCAGGAGGCGCTCGACGCGGGACGATTCACCGTCCGCTGACCGAACCGCAGGGGGCGGGGCGCAAGCCCCGCCCCCACAACCGTTTGCAGCAATCTCGGACCGGCTGGTCCGAGATTGGAGCGTCAAAACCGTGAGGGCAGAGGCATGGCTACCACCACCAACACCACCAACACCACCACCACCACCACCACCACCACCACCACCACCACCGTGTTCGTCGTCATAACACAAATCTACGAGAACTACGGCTTCCACGATTGGAACGGGAAGGGCAAGTGCCCATCGCGTTGGAAGGCGAAGGGCGAGGGCAACTGGAAGGTCGCCGCCCCCGATGCGGACGCAGCCCTCGCTGCGTGTGCAGCACACTTTGCTGCAAACCCCGATTCCGATGCGTGGTCGGAATCGCCCATCTGCGCGGAACCGTGGGGAGAATGGTGCGCGGAGATCCGCGCGAGGTATCCCGCATCGTACGATGGGTACGGCGAATATCTTATTCGCCGAGCAGAGGAGAATGCCATCGGCTTTCCCCCCGCCGCATAAACCACCCGCAGGGGCGGGGCGCAAGCCCCGCCCCTGCAACCGTTTGCAGGAATCACGGATACGCCGGCCGGCGTATCCGTGATTGTGTCGTTGGGAGGCGTCAAAACCGTGAGGGCAGAGGCATGGCTACCACCACCAACAGCAACCGTCACCGTCCCCTGCGGGTTTATTCAAATCGCTTCGCGCAAATGGAGGAAACTCCCGAGGGGACATGGCTCGTCTACAATATCGTCACGGGTACGCCCATCGCTGAAGACGGGCATCCGTGCAACGGGGACGGTCGCTCCCCCCGTTTCTTCGCGGACTACGCTTCCGCCCGTGAATGCATGATCCTTGTCACGGAGAGATATCGGGGGATCGAACGGGGAAGGTAAACCCCTACCCTCGCAACGACTTGCAGCAATCTCGGACCAGCTGGTCCGAGATTGTCTGCTTGGGAGGCGTCAAAACAGTAGCAGCATCGGCATGGCTACCACCACTACCATCGTCGATTCCCCCGCCGCCGAACTCGCCGCCCTCGCGCCCGATGCCCACCCCACCCGTGGGCAGGTGATCGCGGGGCTTAGCCTCGCCGCCGCCCGTGAGGGCAGCGGCGGTTTCGTCGGGAAGATGCTCGCCCTCGTCACGGGCGGTCACCCGCTGTCCCCGAGGCAGCGCGAATGCGTCATCGACTGCGTGCGCCGCGAGGCGCAGCGCGTGCAGCGCGCAGCCGCGACCGCCGCCGCCGCGCGGATCGACGCAAGCGGCATCGTGCAGATGTTTACCCGCGCCGTTGAGAAGGGCGCGGAGCGCATCAGCGTAACCCTTGACGCGGCGGGCGGCATCCGCTTCAATCGCGGTCGCAACGGCAAGGTATATGTGTCGGATGTAGGGGAGTTCGGCTCCCGTACCGACTACGGGTACATCCCCGTTGGATCGTCCGAGATCATCCTGCGGGATGAGGTCGCGCCCGAGGTTGCCCTTGCGGTCGCCGCCATCGCCGCCGACCCCGTGACGGCTATCGTCCGCTACGGGCATCTGACGGGCAGGTGTTCTTTCTGCTCCCGTCCCCTAACCGATGGGGGTAGCATCGAACACGGCTACGGTCCGATCTGCGCCGATAAATACGGGTTGCCGTGGAACAGCGCGACCAATCGCGCCCTCCGCAGCAAGGTCGCGGAGGGGGCAGCGGAAGCCCCCGCCGACCCCGCTCCCCCGCAGGGGGAGTGACGGGGCAGCAAGCCCCCTGCGCCCTCGCCCTGCGCCCTCGCCCTGCGCCCTCGCCCTGCGCCCTCGCCCTGCGCCCTCGCCCTAGCGGCGGGGGCGTTGTCTTTGACGCAGGCAGGCAGGCAGGCAGGCAGGCAGGCAGGCAGGCAGGCAGGCAGGCAGCAATCACGGATAAGCCGGTCCGAGATTAGAGCGTCAAAACCGCGAGGTCGTTGGCATGGACATCGAGCACTACATCGACCTCCTCTCAATCCGCACCCCGCGCCGCTGACGAGCCGCGCGCAACGCCCTCGCCCTCGCGGCGGGGGCGTTGTCATTTGGCGATAACCTGGTCCCGCACGGGCGCAGCAAGCCACAGGGCAGGGGCTTAAGGCGTACCCCCCACCCAGGGGGTCTACATAGGGGTGATTTCCCTTTCTGGGGGATACCTTAGGCCTTCGCTGTTCACAGGCTTTTTAATCGCTCCATGGGGGCTGGCATGGAAAAAATCGGGGGGGCAAGGGGGAATCGCCTAAGCAGGGGATACCTTGCTGTGTCACCTAGGGGATACCTTTTTGTTCACCTACGGGGATACCTTTTTGCTCACCTAGGGGATACCTTAGGGACTCCCGAGCAATAATTTATTAAATATCGAGGTTGCGCTGAAGGGCGTGGCTAGGTTTATTATATAATTACATTCCTATGGGGGTGCGGGATGCAAGAAAACACTGGATCGGCGAGCGGTCAACTCATAAGTTACGGGATAGAGATAGGCTTCCTGATATCGGGGTTCTTCGGGGCGCTCCTGATGGTGTCGAAGAGCGCCTCGCAGAGGCTGGGGGCGACGGTGGCGTCCCTTCTGGCGGGAACCGCATGCGCGAACTACCTGACGCCTGTGATAATAAACTTCCTTCCAGAGAGCGTGCAGGGAAGGGGCAAGTACGCTGTGGCGTTCGCCATGGGGTTCATGGGATTGAGGGGACTGGAGATGGTCATAGAGAGGTTTCTGAGCGGCGGAAGGAAGAAGGCGTCGATGCTTCGTAAGAAAGGCAGCAAAAAAATCGGTAAGAAGGGTGCTGGGAAGGGCAACAGCAGAAAGGCGAGGAAGGGATGAGTTGGATAACATGGGTAAATCTGGCAGCGAACTGCGTGCTGACGGTGAGCTTCGTGGCGTTCCTGGTGTTCCTGCTGGGGAGGGAGAACGCCCTGATCCACAAGATGAAGGGATACCATCTGTGCCTCGTGAAGGTGGCCTTGAGCGTATGCGCGTCTGGATCCCTGTTCAATGTGCTGACGCTGAGTTCTCCTCCCGTGTCGGAGGTGGTGATGAACATGGGTCTAGCGATGATGTTCTCGTGGGCGGCCTGGTTCCACTACTATAAGTTCGTGAAGCCATTGCACGGCAAGGCGAAGGGCGGGGGACGGAGAATAAAAAAGGCGAAATAATGAGATATTGCAGAAGTTTAAGGAAGAGATGCATGTAAATAAAAGTACATGCATTTTTACTAAGCAAAAGGATGAAAGCAATGAAGATAAAACTATCAAAATCGGACTGGAAAGAAATAGGAACCAAGATGGGCTGGCTGAAGACAGCCCAATCTGGTACATATGGACTGGGAGAAGAAGGCGACTTTGGCACTCCAACGCCTTCTGGAGGACCAATGTCTTCTGGAGGACCAATGTCTTCGGAAAGCAAGCCTGTCAAAAAGCCTAGCCAGGCTCTGGAAGAGGCGGAAAGATGGGCTGGAAAAATATCATCGTATTGGGACGATGACGATGATTCTGGATTCTCCTACAGCATCGATCCAGCACTTGAAGCCTTGGAGAAGGCTGCGGAAGAAGGCGACGCAAATCACCCAATATTCGCAATGTGCCTTAAGAAGATGGAAAATCATGTGAAGGATTTCTGGCCGAAGCAGAAGGACAGGTACTACAAGCT